CGGGGCGGGTTCGAGATCGCGCTTGACTCCGGAACCTCCGTCGACTATCTTCTCGCTCCCCTGACGCGGGGTGGAGCAGTCTGGTAGCTCGTTGGGCTCATAACCCAAAGGTCGCAGGTTCAAATCCTGCCCCCGCAACCATACAAACCCTTGAAGGGCCCGGAGTTATCCGGGCCTTTCTTTTTGCCCGGCTGCGCCGTCTAGGTCGGGAAAACCTAGAGATTCGACGCGCTTTGACGCCCCAACCCAGATGGAACCCAGATGCCCCAGATGGGCAACTTCGGGGCTTTGACGGCGTCGCTTTCGCTGAAGCGACCGGCTGGCAGCCTCCGACTCGCCACATCGGCGAGGAGGAAGACGACCATGAAACCCACCCTGACCCTGACCGTCTCGTTCGGCTCGTTCACCTACCAGGACACGCTCATCCCGACCGACCTGCGCGCCGCCGCGACCGTCGCTCGCGACGTCGCCGCCAAGGCCATGAAGGCACTCGCGGAACTCGACCGCGAGGCCGAGCCGGAGGACGGGAAGGGAACGTCCAAGGGCTGACCGCAACCCGGCACCCCGGGGCACGACCCACGGCGTGATGTCTCGCTTCTTAGAGTGAGCTTCACTTCGTGGGTCGATCTGTCTGCATCGTGGTCGGGCGAGACGCGATTCTTGGCGTCTGTTTGGCGCCCGTCGCCGCATCACCCGAGTCACCCCGAGTACGGGCTGATCGGGATTCCAGCGGCGACCACCCGCTTTCCGCCCGCAGTAGCGGCGGATTCGTCCCGGCCGTTGCGCGGCCGGGATCGGAAAGCGGGTGGTCGCCGCTACGCGGACGACGGGCGCGTCCTCTTCGAGAGCAGCCTGTTGCCTCGTGCGAGAATCAGGCCACTGTGTCTGATGATCTTCGTCGGCGCCGTCCCCCGGATGAGGATGACCCTCTCGCCGCGCTGATCCGCCAGTTCATTGACCCGAACGGCCCGCCGCAGCCCTTCGCCGGCACGCCGTTCCGCTACCACGTGCCGTCCGAGGCTCTGGCCTATTCGCCCGCGGAGTGGACCAAGAAGCGCGACGCACTGAAGGCGCGGTTCGAGCCGCAGATGACCATGCTCCGCGAGCGGATCCGCACGCTCCAGGACGCGCGCGAGAGCGCCCGCGGCATCCTCGCCGGCTCCACGCGACGCGACCTCGACGTGAAGATCGGCACGTCCAGCCGCGAACTCGGGGACGTGAGCCTCGACTTGGCGCGCGCACAGGCCGAGCTTCAGGTCGAGGAGGACCGGGCGAAGAAGGCGGCGCAGGAGAACCGCGAGGAAGTGCGCCAGGCGTACAACGACTGGATCCAGCACCCGCAGCGGGTCGCCGAGGGGATCGCCGCGGTCTCCAAGAGCTACGTCGAGGCCGGTCAGGCAGCCGACGACGCGCGGATGCTCAAGGCGACAGCCCCACTCCGAGAGGCCGCGATCACCGAGGAGTTCCGTCAGCGACGTGCAACGGCCGCCGCGGCGCGCGCGGAGGCGGAGCTGAAGACCGCGATGCTGGAGCGCGACAAGCGCGTCTTCGACCAGGCCGAGGAGTACGCGCTCACGATGGCGACGAAGGTCTCCATCGAGGTGCTGAACGGTGACGAGGTGTCGACGCCACTCCACGTCGCGTGCGCTCGCTTCGTGATCGCCTGCGCCGGGATGTCTCCGGAGGAGCTGGGTGAGCGCCTCTGCGCGTTCGCGGCGATGCTCATCCAATCGGGGGCGGTTGGGCCGCAGGCGGGGAGCTACCGCAGCGGCATCCGCTGATGTTCGGGCAGAATCCCTGGCTCAAACGGACAGGTTCTGGTCCGGGTCGTGAGGCCACGACAGACCCGGCGCCCCGCACCGGGTTCCTCCTCGGGCACCAGCTCGCGGTCGTTCCAGATCCAGCCGTCCCGGTCGATCCACGGGCCCTGGGCGACGAGCCGGAGTACCGCATCGAGCTCGACAAGCTCCTCGATCGCTCGATCGCGCTCATCGGGCCGTCCGGTGCGGGCAAGACGAGCCTCATGACCGAGCTGCTCGCGGCCGCGTTCGACGCGACGGACGGACCGGCCCTCGTGCTCGACTACACGGACACGCTCACGGACGGCCTCGAGAAGGCCGTCGCGAAGCTCTGGATGAACCGCGTCGCGGGCACCGCGTCGAGCGACTCGTTCCGCCGTACCGACCACGCTCGGTTCCTGGCACGGCACGCCTTCGTTCGCCTCGGCAACCAGGGCCAGACGGTGGGAATCGACTTCCTCCGCAGGTGCCGAATCCCCGAGGGGGACCACGAGCGGGACGAGACTCCAGCCGAAGTCGCGGGCCGCATCGTCTCCGGCTTCTCGGCGCAGTTCGAAGACAACACGATCCGTGTCCGCTTCCAGCGGATCCTCACAGCGGTCATCACGTTGCTCTGCGCGGGTGACCGTCGCATCACGGAGTGGAAGGACCTGCTCGATCCGTGGGGCCCGTACCACCGGGATCTCGGGGCGCAGCACCTCGCGCTCGGCGCGATGCATGACCCAGCGGTCGAGGCCGCGTGGGTGACGATCCGCGAGCACGTCGGCGGCGTGCTGCTTCGATCAGACGGTGACAAGGACGTGTTCTCCAAGCGGAAGGACGAGTATCTGGACTCGACAATGAACGCGCTCGAGCCGTTCCGCACCGGCCCCGTGGCGGACTTCTTCAGCCGCGGGTCGGTGAAGCTCGAGGACCTCGCCTACGGCGGGCAGCGCCTCATCGTCTCCGCGCCGACACTTGCGAACCTGGAACAGCGCGATCTCACGTTCCGCCTCCTCTATGGGTCGTTCTTCTCGCTCCTCATGCGACGGCTCTTCCACGTCAAACGCCCCCAGGGACTGCTCGTGATCGACGAGGTCGCGTGGCTACAGACCTCCGTCCTCCGCGGCTTCGACCGTATCCGGAACCACCGCTATTCGATCGTCATCTCGCGGCAGGATCGCGTCGGGAACTTCCGGGTCCAGGGGATGGACGGCGCCGCGGAGTTGTTCGAGTCTGTCCTGCCGGCGCAGCTCACGTTCCGGCCCAAGAGCGACGACGACGCGTACCGCCTCGCCGGTGCCTTCCAGCTCTTCGATCCGGACGGGAAGTGGATCGAGCACGAGCAAGTCACGAGGATGGCGAGCACGTCCACGTCGATGGGTGAATCGGTGGAGCAGCAGTTCGACGCCGAAGGGAACCCGATCATCGTCGACCCGCGCCTCTCTCCGCTCAACCGAGACGGGCGTGCAGCGAAGGGATCCACGACGACGGAGGGGACATCAACCTCGACAGCGCGGACTCGAATCCCGGTCGAGGAGCAGCGGAACCGCCTCGCGCAGCTCATCCAGCGGCTTCCAGACTTCCACTACTTCTACGAGCGCGGACCGACCTGCATCCTCCTCCACTGGCCCCGCGACCGTGACCCCAAGGTCTCCGACGACGAGCGACGCCGCTACCAGGAGGCGCACGACCTCAACTGGGAAGCCGCGACGCCGAAGGCAGAGCCGCCTTCGCCGACGAAGCCTGACCCGATCGACCCCCCCGCCGAGTCCCGGCAACCTCGGCAGCGCACCTCGCGCGCCGAACCGCCTCCGCCCGAACCGACGCCGAAGCCACCAGTGAACTCCGCTCCGAAGGCGCCGGAGGCGCCCATGGTGGTCCCCGACGACCAGCCGACGGCGGCAGGCCCCGCACCCGAGAAGCGCAAGCGACCGCGCCGCTTCTTCCACCACCGCTGACGCACTGGCTTTGACGGCCTGACGGGGCCGGTGTTCGCTCTGGGGGAACCTCCCCCCGGCGTGAGCCCACGGCCTCTATGACGAACAGCGAATCCACCCCGACTCTCGACGTAACTCCTTCCGATGCAGCGGCGCCGGTTGTCGAGGATGCCCGCGCGCCCGGCGACCTGAATGTCGTGGGAGCCTCGCGTCCCACCAGGTACTCGCGCGGCCGTACCCGTAAGAGCGTCTGCCTGACGGAGCGCGACCTGGCCTTCCTCGCCGCCCTCCACGCGATCGGCTTCATGGGGCGCCGTGCGGCCTCGGTCCTCTTCTGGGCCCTCGGCCTCGACGCCCCGCGCTACGTGAAGGACCGCTTCTCGGACCTCTGGTGGGGCGGCTACCTGACCCGCATTCCCCAGCAGCGCTCCAAGGTCTTCACGACGGGTCCCATCGAGGACCTGCTCTGCGTCGAGTCGGGCCTGGCCGGCGTGGCTTGCGACGCGGGGAAGCCGCTCCGCCTCCTCAGCCCGTCCGTCCGGAAAGCGTGGATGCAGCTCGCGAACGAGGACCGCCAGCGCGTCCTCGATGCCCTCGGGCAGATCGGAATGGACGCCGACGATGTCGGGCAGCGCCTCAGCCACATGTCGGAGACCGCGCTCGCGGCGCTGGACCGCAAGACGAACATCTCGCCCCACACCGCGCAGGCCGCGGAGTTCGTCGCCATCTTCGCGTACGCGGCGACGCGGAAGGGGTACACGATCCCGCTCATCCGCGGAGACCACCAGCTGCGCCTGACGGCGAGGATCACGAAGGGGGACGCAACCGTGAAGACCACCCGCGAGCCGGACGCGGTGGTCGCCATCACGAGGGGCGGCGCCACGGACGTGATCGCCCTCGAGTCCGAGACCGGAAGCTCGTCGCGGAAGAAGATCGCCGAGAAGATCGCCGTCTACGCGGCGGCCGCGCGCGGTGATGCCCCGCTGAACGAGGTGGTCGCGAAGAAGCTGGGGCTCCCGCACGTCCGGTCGTTCCGCGTCGTGTTCTACGGGCCCGAGAGCATCCTCGACCGCACCGCGAAGGTCATCGCCGAGCGGTTCCCGAAGGGCCGGGCTGGCCTCTTCATCCTCGCGCCGCTCGAGGACATCCGCCTCGACTTCCCTGCGGACGTCCTGCGCGGGAACCTCCCGATCGGCGGGGACGGCCCACGGGCGCTCGACTACGTCCGCGGGTGCCTCGACGAGGAGGTCTACGGCGTCGTCCACGGGCGCGGGCACGACGGGAAGCCGATCCTCCGTGAGGGCGCGTTCTTCGACGTCTGAAGTCAAGGCGAGCTGGGCGTCCCGGCTTCCGCTCGCCCGCGGTCGGGGAGTACGGTGCGGGCACTCCCGCCCCACATGGATCGCCTCCTCCAGCTCGGTCCCCTCCACGCGCTGATCGGCGTCCTAGCCGTCGGGTTCATCGTCGCGGCAGTCGCGCTCGTCGTGGTCGGCGTCCGCACGATTCGATCGACGGCACCGGCGGGGCACCCCGCTGAGCACGCCGTTGACGGCGCGTCGCTGCTCCTCGCCGCAGCGCTCCTCCTGGCCGCCGGCGCGCGCGCGCTGCAGTTCCTGCTCTTCCCATGAAGCGGTCGCCGAAGGACCTGATGCGGGACTGGAAGACATGGGTGGACCCCGCGGAGCTTCACGCAGCGCCTGACAACCCGCGACTCGACCTCGCGACCAGGTACCCCGAGGGCTTCGCCACTCTCAAGGCCTCGATACTTGAAGGCTGGTTCAAGCCGCTCTGCGCGCTCAGGAACGGCGAGATCGTGTGCGGGCACCAGCGCGTCAAAGCGGCCCTCTCCCTCGGCATCGACGTCCCGGTCCTCTACTACCCGGACGACCTCACCGAGAAGGAGAAGCGGCGCATCCGCCTCGCTGACAACGGCGACGCCTGGGGTTTCTGGGACAAGCTGAAGCTGCAGCGGGAGATCGGCGCGCTCTCGGCCGAGGAGGTGAAGCTGACCGGCGTGGACCCGGTGCTCGTCTCCGAGCTGACGACGATCGGCGGCCCGCCGGCGGTCGACGAGCCCCCGCAGAAGTTCACCACCTGGAAGGTCGTGAAGATGCCCGTCGAGTGCGTCACGATCTGCGATTCAGCGGTTGACCTGTTCATCGAGCGTAACAGCGATCCGACGAGCAAGAAGAAGGTCACCCGCTCTGCAGCGGTGACCGCGATCCTCGCCGCCTACAAGGACCAGCCGGACGCCGCGGAAACGGGGTTGCGCGAGGCGAAGGAGGCGAAGAAGAAACCTAGTAAGTAACCCCACCAATCCCATGAAGACCATCTCTCGCACCCGCACCCCGAAGCAGAAGGCCCTCGACGCCCTCACCGAATTGGCTGACGCCCTCATGGGCAAGGTGGGCGATACGCTCTGGACGCCCGAACAGAAAGCCGCCTACCACCTGGCCGTCAGGCGGATCAACGCCGCCATCAAGGAGGCGGCAAACAACTGCGCCAACTGCTCCGATGGCTGACCGACCTGACGACAGTTCGGATCCTCTCTGTTGGTGCAAGCACAGCAAGAGGAAGCACACCCGCTTCTGGGGCGGCGTCTGGGTCGCACATGGCTGCTGGGCAGCCAACTGCACCTGCCGTCGCTACTCGCCGCCCTCACGCGAGCCATCACAGCCTCCACGACATTCATTTCTCAGGGTGATCAAGTCATTCCTTCGCTCACTCGCATGAAGCCGACCTCCCCCTCCCCATGGCACGAAACACCCGCTGGCTCCGGCGGAAGATGTGCGGTGACGAGAAGCACCAGAAGCGCTGGTACCCGTCCGAGACAGAAGCGAGGCTCGCCCTCCTGAGCATTCGGCTGACGCGACAGCGCGCCGGAATGGAGACCCTGCAGGCATATCGGTGCATCTATTGTCGCGGGTGGCATCACGGAAATGCCCGCCGCCGCTAGCTCGACGGACGGCGCTGCAGCTGGTAGTGGTGAGGAGCCCACATCGACATGCCACGCAAGCTCAAGATCCCAGCGAAGCCGAAGCCCCCGACGAAGAAGGTGGCAGAGATCAGCGCGCGCCGAACAGCGGTCTGGCGTCTCATGCTGAAGGGCGTCACGAACAACGAGTCGCTCCGCGAGCAGCTCAAGAAGCAGGATCCGCCCTACGACGTCTCGATCGACACGATCTGCGACGACAAGCGGCACCTCCGCGCCGAATCCTTGGCGACCGCGAAGGAGGATCGCGAGTACGAGACGGAGCTGGCGAAGGCCCGACTCGACCACATCCAGATGGAGTTCGAGAAGACCGCCGAAGACGCCGACAGACGGGGAGAGGGACGAACGAAGGTCGCCGCCATGCAAGGTGCGCGGCAGACCGTCATGGACCGCTCGAAGGTCGCGGGCATCATCGTCGAGAAGCAGGAAGTCTCAGGCGGTCTCGACCTCCACGCCCCGGTGCCGCCGGAGAAGCTGGCAGCCATCAAGAAGGCCCTCGGCCGGGCGAAGCTCGATCCCGACGGGAAGCCCGCCGGACGGTAGCAACAGGAGGGACGGGCCGAGTTATGCACCGAGTACCGCTGCGCACGGCATCAGTTAGCCGTTTCGTTTTGTGTATATCCAGACACGTTTTTCTGCATAAGTCACTTGCACTGTTACTGCCATAGGCAGACACTAAGTACGTACAGCAGTTCACCCAACCCACCCCATGGACTCCCTCACCTACACGATCAACGGCACCCCCGCCACCCGCGCCGAGGCCCTCGGCCTCATCGAGACGGACATGGAGCGCACCATCCACGAGGAGGTCATCGTTCCCATCGGCGACGGCAAGGCGATCCGCGCATGCACGCCGCCGTTCGACTTCGTGCGCTGCGCCGCCCAACGCCTCGCCTGGGCTGAGGCCTCTGCCACCAGCGACATGACCGCCGTGACGCTCTGCGGCTACGGCATCAAGATCACCCCCCGCAAGGAAGCCAACGTCACCGCCCACGTCGAGGAGCGCGCCTTCCCCACACAGTGCGGTCACAAGCTCTGGGACGACACCGAGTGCCCGAACACCTCGTACCAGGACCTCGTGCAGGTCACGGTCATGGGCGACAGCGGCGCGGTCGAATTCCGCTCCAACCCCTGCAACGAGCACCTGCTCCAGGTCGCGCACCAGCTCGCGGAGATGGGGGTCGAGGTCCAGCAGCCCGTCACCGCCTGACCGCCATGAGCTTCACCGCTTCTCCCAACCCGGTGGAACTCGCGCTGGAGTGGCTCGTTCGTCGGGGGTACAGCCTCGTCGTTCGGAAACTCCAACTCGGCCGGGTCCCGATCCACGTCGTAATGAAGGACGGACCGCAGACGGTGTTCGTGGAGGTGAAGACCCTGAGCAGACACGGAGGAGCGGTCGAGCTGGTGACCCGCCGCAGAGCGCAGCAGATGATCCGCGCCATCGGTCGCTACCTCGCGGAGAACCCTGCCGTGCCGAGGGTTCGCATCGACGTGGTCACCGTCACGCGCAGCGATACAGGCAGCTGGGAGTTGGAGCACTACATCAACGCCGTCCCGTGATCCCATGATCTACACCTTCCCCCTCACCCACCGAGAGGTCACGGTCGAGCCGCTACGGGCGGGCGAGGAGCGCGACTGCCTGACGGGTCTCAAGGGTCACCAGCACGGCCGCGGCAACGGCGTCGAGATCCCCCACGGCCGCACCACCGTCCGCCAGACCGTCCGTGTCACGAACACAGCCGAGACGTACCAGCCGCACGACTGGTGCGAGGCGTGCAACACGTCCACCCTCGCGATGTTCGAGAAGCAGGAACGCTCAGCCCAGCGGCTGCAGCGGAAGGTGCAGCACCTCTCGAAGCGTCCGTCCGACTTCCTCACCGCCTGACTGCTATGACGTCGCAGCGTGCGATAGACCAGAAGACCTCGCACAGGATGACCACGGCCGTGTTCGACGCAGCGAAGAAGCGGGCGACGAACGACTACTTCCTGCAGCAGATGAAGAACGGGGATCAGCCCGGCTACGAGGAGGTCCGGCGCTTGGTCCTCCGAGCCATCCTGATGGAGCGGAGGCGCCTGCAGGGATCGAGGAAGGCCCGTACCACCCCTGCCACATGAAGCCGCATGAGGAGCGCGACCAGGCCGCGGCGAAGGAGATGGCGAGCAAGGTGCTGGCGCGACTTACCACCACCTACAACGACGACGTGAGGGGAGGTTTCATCCGACTCGATGTCGGGCTCCTGGCGCGCATCCTCGAGCGCGCCATCTCCGAGGGGATCGCCGAGGGCCGCAAGCTCGGTCCGGCGCCGAAGGTGATCCTGCCCAGGTTCAACGCGGACGATCCTGCTTCTGACACGCTCTCGCCTTGACTTCCGCTTCCCTGGTGAACGCGGCAGGACTACCTTGAATACGTCACCCAATTCACGATGAAGATCACCCCTCGCCAATTCGTCGGCATCGACCTGGAGTGCTCGGGAGCCGAGTTGCACGAAGGGCACCGGATCATTCAACTCGGCCTTGCTGTCGGGCCCGAAGGGGACGGGAAGCCTGAGACGTTCTGCTCGCTGGTGCACCTCCCCGACGACGCTCCGTGGAGCGAGGAGGCAGCCCAGGTTCACGGCATTCGCCGCGAGACGGTCGCCGACATGATGCAGGCTGACCCGGCCGGGATCGTCGAACTCCAGGCGCGCGACTGGCTCAAGGCGCAGGGGTTCACCGAGGAACGCTCCATCGTCGCCGTCGGGTTCAACGTCGCTGGCTTCGATCTCCCGTTCTTGGCCGAGCAGATGCCCGTGCTCCGATCCCTCTTCTCGCACCGCACGGTCGATCTCAATGCTCCGATGTTCACGCTCTCGCTGACATCGGGTCGCGGCTTCCAGGGGATGAAGAGCGCGGCGAAGGAATGGGCGCGGCAGCAGATCGGTGGAGCGAAGCGAGACCACGACGCGGGATACGACGCTGAACTCGCGCTCTACGCCTTCAAGTACATCCAGGAGCACGCCGAGGAGTGGAGCGTGCCGGAGAAGGAATGGAGGGCCCGTACCGCCAAGGCGTCATGACGCGTTCGAAGCAGCAGATCAGAACAAGGCTCCTGAAGGGTCACGACAAAGACTGCGAGGCGGTGAAGGACGTGCGCGCGGGAGTCTTCAAGTCGCCGTGGCAATTCTTCGACACGAAGACCGACCGGTACCTCGGCGGGAAGGACGGGCGCCGGGGCGGACCTCGTTGGTGGCTCATAGCACGGTGCGGTCTTCCGTGTGCGGCAGCACTCGCGATCAACGAGGACGACCTGTTGGGAGCAGCCGAGGCTTGCCGTTCCGCCAAGGCCGCATGACCATCGAGGAGCTGAAGACGAAGTACCAGGACATCCTCCGCGCCTACGACGAGGCGGGGATGACATCGGAACCGATGATGGCCCTCGTCGTTCCTGGCCGCCCACCGACCGGAGAGCGGAAGCGCGTCTTCCCCGGCGTGATGGGAGAGGTGCTGAACTACACCGAGCAGGGTACGACCGTCCGCGTGAAGCTCTCGGCCATCGCGAAGTTCCTGCGGAAGGTCTCCCCGAATCCCCGGTGCCCGGCCTGTACGATGGGAGAGCCGCTACACCAGCTCTGCATCCTCCGCTAATCCCTACCGCCATGGCCTCGATGCCGCGAATGCACGTCAACGTCTCGGTGTGGAAGGGCTGGCAGCCAGTCACCAAGACGAGGCCTCCGCAGGACTACGCGCCACGCCTCTACGTCGCGGACGGCGAGGTTCACATCGCCCGCAGGAGCGTCGACGACAGCACCGGGAGACGCTCTGGTACACCGACGACGAGTGCCTGATCGATGACGAGGACTTCAAGCCGACCCACTGGATGCCACTACCTGATCCCCCGAAAGCATGACCGATCTACCCCACGCGCACATCCGAAGTCCGGTCGCCGACGTCTTCCGATTCGACATGCTCGCAGCGTTGCTCAAGCGCTCGGGCGGCAGGCTCTTCATTGCCAACGACGAGGTGGCATTCGTCACTGATACGACGGAGATTCTCAGTAGCTACGACAAGGTGCGTGAGGGCTACGTCCTTGAGCTGTGCGAGTGTCCTCCTCCTCCTCAGCCGCCGCTTCCTGACCCACCAACCCCATGACCGAGCAGGATCTGCGCGAGATCGAAGCACGCGAGATGGCCACGCCGCCAGGCCCCTGGGAGCACGTTGGCTTCGGGGACATCCGTGGATCGAGCCCGCAGCGCGCGGAGCTGATCGGCGTCGAGCAGAAGCCGCAGGTCCTGCTCGCTACTGGCATCGCCGGTGAGGAGGACGGCCAGCGAGTGGCGCGTGCTGAGTTCGCTGCTCACGCCCGCTCTGATGTGCCAGCTCTCGTAGCGGAGGTGCGCAGGCTCAGCCAGCTCCTGCTCCAAATGTCTCGCGACTGGAACATGACGCTCGCCGCCATCGTCCTGCAGGCTGGTGGAAAGGTGATCGTTAGGGACGAGGAAATCGTTCTGCTCTCTGACGCCTACGAGGTCAAGACGACCTTCAATCGAGGGGACAGGTCTCGGATCATCGAGGTGATCTGCCCAGAACCAACCGCACCTACGCCCGGAGCTAACAGCGACCATGCATGACCCGCGTCGTCTGCATCTCGGACACCCACGGCCTCCACGACCAGATGGAGCCGTTACCAGACGGCGATCTCCTCATCCACGCCGGAGACTTCTCGAACTACGGGACGCTCGAGGACGTGATCCGTTTCAACGCATGGCTCGGGACGATCAAGGATCGCTACCCGCTCGGCATCGTAATTTGCGCGGGCAACCATGATCGGGCGCTCCAGGAACACTACGCCCTTTCCCTCACCGTCCTCACGAACTGCACGTACCTACAGGACAGCGGCGTGACGCTGCCGAACGGACTCAAGGTCTACGGTTCGCCGTGGCAGCCTTCCTTCATGGACTGGAGCTTCAACCTTCCACGCGGAAGGCAGCTCGCGGCGAAGTGGGCGGCCATCCCCGAGGACACCGACATCCTGATCACCCACGGCCCGCCCTACATGGTCATGGACGAAACCCCGAGCGGGGAGCACGTCGGGTGCGAAGCTCTCGCCAGGAGGCTGATCTACATGAAGAAGCGACCGCGCCTCCACGTCTTCGGCCACATCCACGCGGGCCATGGGATCGAGCGTTCGCCGGACGGGAAGCATACGTCGGTGAACGCCGCCACCTGCACCGAGCAGTACGCGCCGATCAACCCGCCCATCGTCGTGACGCTCTGACCCCATGGGCTTCCCCGAACTCGCGCAGCCGAGCCGCGCGGCCCGGCGCATCAGCCGACGTGCTCGTACTCGATCACGATCTGCCACTCCGACGACTTCATGCGGGACCCGCCGCGCAGCCGCGGCAGGCACGAGTTGATTCCGACCATCTGCCTCTGGTGGGCCTCCTCGCCATCGCGGCCGATGACCCCCAACCTGGGACGATTTCGTAGTCAGGCTTCGATGGCGTAAGATAGCCGTAAGTGCGAGACGGGTCGCGTTCACCTTGACCCGGATCTCACGACCAGGGGGTATAACATTCCATGATCTGCACCATGAGCGCGACCGCATCTGCGAGGCCGGCCCTAGATACGCCCTCCGTCGATGAGCTACTCGACGCGCTACGGTGCGCATGGGCGCGCGATACCTCGGCGTCTCCGGAGTCCTGGACCCCGGAGAACGCGCCGCTGGGGCAGTGCGCCGTCACCGCACTCGTCGTCCAAGACTTCTTCGGCGGCACTCTCATCCGGGCCATCGTCCGCCCGGACGTTTCGCACTACTGGAATCGTCTGCCGGACGGGACAGAACTCGACCTCACAAGGTCGCAGTTCACGTCCTTCGAACTCGCCGCCGCTCCCGTGGTTCGAAGCCGCGACTTCGTCCTCTCCTTCCCGGATACCGTGCGTCGGTACGACCGCCTCATCGAGCGGACCATTCGCGCCCTGGATCGAATGCGTTGAGCGGTGAGGCGGAGCGCCCGAAAGGGCCCGCTGAAGCGACCTCGGAAGAGCGGGTGCCACCGCCGGCCGCTCCGGCGCCGCCCCTATCGACGCCAGCGGCGGCCACGGTGGTCACGGCGGCCGCCCCCGCAGGTGACGCCTGCTACCTCCTGTTCTCCTCGAACCAGCGACCTCAGTACGAGCAGGACATCATCGATGTGCTGGCCGCCCCAACGGGCTCGCCGTACACCTTCCGCTACATGGATCGCTACATCGAGGATCGGGTAGCGGCCGCTCCCCCTCCACCGGGCAGCCGCGCACTCGTCGTTTTCTCAATCCAGCAGAAGGCGCGCTATCACGACCCAGCCTACATCCCGATCCGGTTCGGCACGGTGCGCTCGTCCACCTGGTACGGCGGCTTCCTCGTAATCGACTTCATCCTCGGCGATGCTTGCTGCGCACCGATTACGAAGGACCGGAGGTCACCGCGATCCGAACGCGAGGCCGCCGTTCGAGCGGCGGTCGTCGATTTCACCGGGTTCGTACACGGCGGGTTCGCGAGCCCCCGGGACGACAAGGCGAAGTCCCTTTCCCTCGGGGTCCTCCCGTCGGAGAGGGTCCGAAGCGGGGATGGCCCGGAGATTTTCCAGGACATCACCGAGATGCTCCAGAAGACGACCTCGTTCGTCACGACCCGCTTCCTCCGCTTCGAGAAGATGACGGACCGCGGTACGGGCGAGGTCATCCCATGCGACGAGAGTGGTCACACGGTCGAAGCGGGGAAGATCTACGATCTTCGGTTCCAGCAGTGGCAACCGCGCGAAATCGTCTCGGTCGAGAGATTCCAGGTCAACGTGGACGGACAGAACATCAAGCTCGTTGGTCCGAACACCATCGAGATCGGATCAATGTACGACACCGTATCGCTCCCCGTCGTCGCGACGACGAGTAGCACGATGGAGCGGCGCTACTCGCTCGTCGCAGTTGAACCGATAGACCCCACTCCGGGGGTGAGCGGGCCCCGTATCAAGATCCCCATCATCGTCACTCCTCCTCCGGGCACAAAGGCCGCAGTGACCGCTGCCTCCTGCGCGGGAGCGATCCTACTCGGCCTCCCGGCTCTAATGCCCACTCTCCCGATGGGTCTAAAGGTCCTCGCCGTCGGCGCCTCCGCACTCATCTTGGCCATGCTCTCCGCCTATGGGTTCAGGCGATAGGTGTCAGACGTCGTGAAACACTGGTCGAAGGCGTTCGCATGGATGTTGGCGCTCGACCTCGTCCTGACTACCGCGATCTCGTGCTGGTTGATCTGCACCGCGCACACGCAGTTCGAACGCCAGGCGCGAGCGATCGCCGCGGCCCCTAAGCAGTCCGCTGCCGCATCAACTGGCACTGCCACTCAGCAACCGGCGACCGCGCAGTCTGCAGCGTTGAATTCAGCCCCGGCACCTTCGCCGCAAGTCCCCGCCCCCGCAGCGCCTCCTCAGCAGGGTGCTCTTTCTCAGTCCATAACGCTCGCAGCGATGGCGTTCACGATTACGATCGTCGCGTCAGTCGTCTCTGGTCTGATTCTGCTCTGCGCCGGCATTGCCACGATTGTGTGTCGCATCGGTGCGATGCCGACCACAGCGACTACGACACCGCGCCTGGCGGACTGGGGCGAGGCGTACCGTGGGGCGCTGCTGCTATGCCTCCTGGGGGCGCTGCTCATCGTGATACCCGTCTTCGCGTTCGTGGGCCGTCTGTAGACTTCGCTTCAAGGAGGACGCAATGCCGCGCCCGATCTTCACGCTTCTCTCGGAGCTACAGTCGACTCTCGCCGAACTGTCCGAGGCGCTGACGCCGCTGCAGAGCCTCGTCGGATCATTCACGGCGAAGGACATTCCGTTCCCGGCGAAGCCAGGTCCTCGTCGTCGCGGCCCAGGGAAGAAGAAGCGGGCCGCGGCTGCGAAGACCGCACCCGCCCGGGCTGAGGCCGCGGCTCCCGTCGCGTCGGCTCCGACCGCTCCCGCTCGGAAGACGCGGAAGCCGAAGTCCGCGAAGAAGGCGAGTCCGAAGCTCGCCCTGCAGGGGAAGTACATGTCCTCGCTCCGCAAGCTGTCGAAGGCAGACCAGGCCGAGGTGAAGAAGGTTCGCGCCGAGCAGGGAGTGGAAGCGGCGATCAAGGCGGCGGCCGCAAAGGGCTAGACTCAGGCGTTTCTCCGAAAGACGCGCGCCGGGGACCGGCCCCGGCTTGAGCGTGTCCGATTTGATGCTGGCTGCTCCTACGGGGCGGATCGAAGCGAGGTTGATGTGGCTACGGCCCCCCGGGCGTTCCCGAGAGAACCGGCCTACGCCCTCCAGCCTCTTCAGGGGAGCGCCTCTTGAGCCTGTTGCAGTGGCACGAGCGTCTTGAGCGCCATTTCCTCGCCCTGAGCGAGTCGCGACGCGGAAGCGTCTCCGCCGGCGTTGTCTTCGCACTTGAGCACGGCCTGGAAGCGGAGGAAATAAAGGCGCTCTCAAAGGCAGTTCGTGCCGATGTCGTTGGCGCACTTCCCTCCCGCGGCAACACGCTCCCGTGGATTGTGTACGCCGCCGAACTTGGATACCGCTACTCGGGCGACGAGTACTGGCATACGTTCGAGGCGGAGACGCCTGGTTGGACCGTCAATGGCGACCGGGATTGGATACGAAAGGGCTTCAAGTCCTTCCAGAAGAAGTTCCACGGCGCCAAGCCCACAGGTCCGTGGGCCGCTCACTTCTCCATCATCTGCTGGCCGATCACGCACGCCATTCTCCCCTGCGACCTCCAGAGGCAGCTCGCCCGGCTTCTGTATGACCTCCGGCACTCGTTCCACGCGGAGCTTCTCGAGTCTCCAGAGAAGCTCGGAGAATTCATAGCGTCGCAGAGTTGGAGCACCACATCTCGGTTCCAGCAGCTCGCCGAGAAGCCCCTCCTGCTGGGGCAGATCGCCACAGCTCTCCTCCTCCAAGGCGAGGTCGGGACAGACACTCTCATCCATCCCGAGACCCTTCGGAGGATACGCAGCGACCTGGAGAAGGAACGGCTGTCTCGCGAGTGGCTCCGCGGCGCACGCCAGCAAGCGAAGGAACGCGTTCAGATTCGCGGCCTCGGCTCTGGGCGCACAAGTTCCTCAACCCCATCGGCCCCTCACCGTCGCCCTGAAGAGGCCCGAGAAGAGCTCGCCGCGCTCGGGATCGAGCCCCGCCTGGTCCTACGGCCAACAAGCACGGATGCTGCAAACTGGGATGTCCTGCTCGAGATCCCCGATCTCTCGCAACTCCTCCTCAGGTTCCCTAGTACTCGCGAGACCCTCACCCGCTCACGGTGCACCGTTGCCGGCGCTGCTGGAAACGCCCTCGCGCGCGGCCGTGTTCTTTACGGGCCGCAAAGAGTCACCCTCGCGCGGTGGCCCAAGTCGGATCAACTCCTCCTGAGTTTCGATCCCTCGGATCCTCAACTCGAGTTTCTTCTTCGCACGGAGTGTCTTCTCCGGCCAGGCCCAAAATGGTTGTTCCGAATAGCTTCGGACGGCTTGGCCTACGAGGTACGAAGCCAACGGGTCCGGCCTGGCGAGCGCTATATCCTCGTCACCACTGTCGGCGCTCTCACATCTCTTCGGGGCGTCTGGCCTATCACCCTAGCCTGTGAAGGGGCGACAGGCGTCATTTTCACTCTCCCTGAGGCCCTCGGTTCCGACTGGGAGAACACCCTTCGGCACTATGGCCTCAGCCAGGCTAGAGCTATAGAGGTGTGGCCGGCGGGGCTTGCCCCACTCGCCTGGGATGGAGAGGGGTACGGCGAATGGCTCGCCTCAGAGAGGCCGTGCCTCGCCATTCGTGCCGACCACGCCATAGATGCGCTCGTCGTCTCCCTGGGGAACCCTCCGGGGGACTCTATTGAGATCGCTCCGATGACCGAGGGGCAGACAGCCTTCGTCGAGCTTCCGCCACTCCCCGTCGGACTTCATACCGTCCGTCTTCGCACCCGCGGAGGGAAGCTCGCGGAAGACTCCGTCCTCGGCGCGCTCAATGTCTTCATGCGTATCCGGCAGGCTCGGACGTCCGGTACCGGGGCTAATCGGCCCCTCGTCGTACAACTCGAGCCGCCGGTACCGACGCTCGAACAGCTGTGGGACGGCAACGCCGAGATCACCGTCTTCGGACCGACAGCCTACGAGCTCACGTGTCGCGCCTCCCTCTTCAGCGCCAATGATGGAACGACCGCAGTAAAGAAGACGCTTCCGCCCATCCCGCTCCCGATTACTCCTCACGCCTGGCGCGACCACTTCGAGAAGCACTTTCGTAGACTGAAGGACGTCCAGGAGGCGTATGACGACGCCGGCGCCTGCGAACTGGTCCTCACAGCGGACGAACTCGGGGCCGCCACAGCTCGGTTTGAGCGCACCCTCAGACCCGTTCGCTGGGCCCTGCGCAAACGCCACCATGCATACGCCTTACACCTTCTGGATGACACGGGGAGCGGAGCTCAACCAGAGGTCAAGCGTTTCGCTTTTGAGACCCCCAGCAACAAGGTGCCTCTTCCCGTCTTGCCCGAGTACGACGTGGAGCCCCTCGGTGGTCTATACGTCGCGAGGGCCGGTAGCTATGCCGCGACGATCGTCGTCCCTCCAACGATACGCGGGAAGGGCTTCGCCGACTTGCGATGCGCGCCAGTAGTCGCGAAGCTAGAACGAAACGAAGACTCCTTTGTCAGCCTGGTGGAACTCTGCGGCCTATGGGGCCGCGCACGCCTACCAGGTGACCCTCTCGCGGGGATCCGCCAAAGCGAAGTCATGCGCGCTCTAACGCACGCGCTCTTCAGTCTCATCGGTGGCGAGAAATGGGCTGCCGCCGAGGAGTACGCCGTACGCGATGCCCCAAACGGCTTCATGTCCCTGAAGCACGCGGTGACCTTCAAGGCCGAGGCAGTTCTCCTGGCGGAACACCTGGCTACCGAGTGTGCCGCCCTGGCGTCAGCTCCTCTCTCGGTTCGAGTCCAGCGGATTGCTGCGCTTGCGGAGAAGCATGCCTCTTACGCGACAGCTACCCTGTTGAAGACCCTTGCTCGCATGAGAGTCCTGAAACAAGAGGATGCCGACCGGATCGCGCATCTCACGTGGTTCTCGGAGTTCGCCCTTCGGCTCGCAAGCGACCCCGCTGGGGTCGAATCGTGGGCCGGAAAGCACCTACGCTTCGGCGCGAAGCACCTCCCTCCGACGCTCGCACGCGCAGCACGCTTCTTCGTGCTCTCCATCGACCGTCACCTTCAATCTCGGGTCTCGGAACATGCCCTCTACGCCGGCTGGGTATGGGAATGAAACGACTCTTAGTGGCCGAGGTCCACGCGCGGAAGGTGGCGGAGTTAGGCCTCGATGCGACGGCCCTGGATCTGACCTCCCTCGAGGCCCTCGCCTGCATGCTCCGTCGCAGTGCCAGTCACCTCTGCCCGTGCTCGGCTGCGACCCTGATTCGCGACGTCATGCGTCCGCTGCGCGGCCTTGTGCCAGACGTCACAAAGGTCAGGGAACCACTTGAAGACACCCTCGAAGCACTGGTCGCTCACGGCGACCTACTCGAATATGCCGGAAGCGGCCAAGATGGCGCCAGGCCCTCCGGCCCGCAACTCTACGCTGCCCCTCCAAGTTTCCTGTCGCGTGATACCGGGGCGGTGATCTTGCTCGGTGTCGGCGCGGACCGCCCCTCAGGGCTACCCGACGATCTGGAGGCCAGGCTCGAGAACGTCTCGTACATTCGACGGCTCACCCCGAACCCCGGAGAGTCCCTTCGAAGCGAGTTGCTTCAACTCGGCCTACTCGAGGTTCCTTCAACTGCCTGGCTGAAAACCCCGAAGCTCGAGAAGCCCGCCGACCATGTCGCACGGTTGAACGTCCTCCTTGACGCTGCGCCACCCTCGCGCGATGTCTCCGGTCTCCGTGTCTTGGACTCAGCGCTCCCGGTTCGCTACTACCCAGGACGGTGGGTTGCACCGAAGGCGAAGACAGGTCGCTTCGTCGGACGTAGGAGTCAGGCGTACGGCGCCGACCTCTGGTCCTACGTCGAACTTCAGGACGGTCGCCCAGAGCGCCTCATCGACTTGCCGACTCCCATGAGCCGCTGGCGTGGTTGCGACGAGGCATGGCGCCTTCAACTCGCCATCGACGCGCTGCGGGGCGAGCCACAGCGTTTCCGGTCTCTGGTGGAGGGTCGGATGACCTGCGTTCTTGAACTCTTCTCACCCCTGCCCGCTTGGGCCAGGCGCCGTTGGGATGCTGTCGGAGAACCCGTGCCACGCTCCGGATGCCTGTTCGCATACCGGTTTCCCATCAACGAGGTCGCCGAGGAACTGCGGTTCGCTCGCGACGTCCTTTGGATCACGGAGGCGGGCCCAGCCAAGGAGCCTGCGTGAAGAGGTCTAGAACATGGCCCTAACGATCGGCGAGACGATTCAGGAACTGCAGCGGGCGTTGAGGGATTACGTGGAGGCGACGTACCACGTCAGCCACCCATTGCTCGTAGCACAGCGACGGGCGCTCCTTGAGCAGCCGGGCGTCATCCACCAGCGCCCGTACCTCGAGAGCACGCCTCGATACCAGACCGGCATCCGCTTCAGGGACCTGCACCTCGATTCCGCCGCCGAGGCTGTCTTCTCAGCGGTCTCGAAGCCCGCAGGAGAACTCGGCATCCTCATTCACGACCCTCCCTACCAGCACCAGGCGAGCGCTACGAAGCTTTCGCTCGTCGACGGTAGGAGCTTAATCGTCATGACTGGGACGGGCTCGGGCAAGACGGAGTGCTTCCTCCTGCCGATCCTCGGAAAGCTCGCCCGAGAGGCGAAGGCGAAGGGCCCGGCCTTCGCGTCCACGCACGCCGTTCGAGCCATGGTTCTCTATCCGATGAACGCTCTGGTCAACGACCAACTCGGACGACTCCGGTTGCTCTTCGGCGACCCGCGCATCGTCAAGCAATTCACCCAGTGGTGTGGACGCCCCGCCCGATTCGCTCGGTATACGAGCCGTACCCTCTATCCCGGGGTTCGCAGTGACGAGAAGGACAAGGACAAGCTCGCCCCGATCGGGAAGTACTACGTGCAGAACCTTGAGACTGCTACCGGACCATCATCGCCGCGGCAGCTTGCGGCCCAACGTCTCGTCGGCGAACTCAAGAAGCGCGGCAAATGGCCGGCGAAGCCGGACCTCATCGGTTGGTACGGGAAGAAGGGCATGCGTTGGAAGGACGCCAAGACTGGCGTGTTCAAGAGGTGCGTCACCCTCCCCCACGATCCCGAGCTTCTCACGAGGCACGAGGTCCACGCTGCCCCACCTGACGTCCTCGTCACGAACTACTCAATGCTCGAGTACATGCTCATGCGCCCCCTCGAGCGCCCGATCTTCGACCACACCCGAGACTGGCTCCAGGCGAACCCTGACGAGCGCTTCCTGCTCGTCATCGATGAGGCACACCTCTACCGAGGAGCAGCAGGAGCGGAGGTCGCCCTGCTCATTCGCCGGCTGCGTACCAGGCTGGGGATTGGGCCCGAGCGCCTTCAGGTGATATGCACGAGTGCGAGTTTCAAAGACCCGCAGTACGCCGTCGAGTTCGGGTCGCAGCTCTCCGGAAAGGACCCGAGCCATTTCTCCTCGGTGCAGGGTGATCTTCTCTTCCGGTCTGGGCCGGCCAGTGGCACGAGGGCGGACGCAGAAGCCCTCGACGCTATCGACCTTCAGAGTTTCTACGAAGCTGCCACCGATGCGGAACGCGTCGGACACGTAGCGTCATTCCTCAAGCACCGTGCCGTTGCACCTCCCTGGCAGCTCCAGCCAGCACTCTACACGGCGCTCGAGTCATTCGGCCCGATGGCGCGCCTTATCAACGTCACCATGAAGGAAGCGCAGCCCGTCGAGGCTCTCGGTGAAGCTCTCTTCGAAGGCGTCCCCCGTGGTCTCGCAGACCGTGCCGTGACGAACTTGATCGCCCTTGGGAGTGTCGCGCGACGCGAGCCAACGGAACCTGGTCTTCTTCCGTGCCGCATCCACTCCTTCTACAGGGGTCTTGCTGGACTTTGGGTCTGCATGGACCAGCAATGCCCTTCCCTCCCGCCGGAGCAGCGCGGAGGCCCCGCGGGTCGTCTCTTCAGTCAGCCACGCGACGCCTGCGACTGTGGCGCTCGAGTGCTCGAGCTGTTCACCTGTCGGAACTGCGGCACCGCCTACGGAAGGGCCTACACGAATAACGTCCAGGATCCTAGCTTCCTGTGGGGGGAGCCAGGCGGAGCGTTCCGTACCCTCGCGGGACAGGTTGACGAACTCGAACCGATCGATCTCCTCCTCGAGCACCCGGTGATATCGACCGAGATTGAGCCGGCCGAGTACGACCTCGTTACCGGTAGGCTTAATCCGCCTCAGTGTGGCCCGCGCAATCGGCAGCTATTCCTCCGGGGAGGTAGGGCGGCAGCCCACCCAGGCGAGGACGAGCCACGGAATACGAGGCCGGGCGAGTTCCGCCCTTGCGCCGTCTGCGGAGAGAAGGCCGCATACGGTAGATCCTCCGTTCAGGATCACCAGACGAAGGGCGACCAGCCGTTCCAGGCGTTGATTGCGAAGCAGATCCAGGTACAGCCTCCAAGCCCCGTCGCAGCCACGAGGCTCGCTCCGCTGAGGGGACGCAAGGTCCTTATCTTCTCCGACTCCCGCCAGACCGCTGCACGGCTCGCACCGAACCTCCAGAAGTATTCGACACAGGACACCCTGCGCCCGCTCATCGTCTTCGGGTACGGGCGCCTCAGCCAGGCGCCGCCCATGGCGGGCCTTTTATCGCTGGACGACCTCTACCTGGCGGTCCTCATCGCCGCGAAGGAGCTTGGCGTCCGCCTCCGTCCTGAGTTGAAGGCCGGGGAGAGCTTCGACGATGAGAACGTCGTCGCTGAGGCGGTGAAGAACGGGGCCCTGTCGAGCCCTCCTGGGCTCCTGTCTCTCTGGGGGCGAATGCGCGCTTCTCGACCCCCCGAGTCGCTTCTCGGAGCGATCGCGAAGGCCGTCACAGACGGGTACTACGGCTTAGAGTCGCTCGCGATCGCTTCGCTCGTGGAACGCTCGGAGCGGACGCCGAAAATCCACGCCCTACCGGACATTCCAGGTCTAGCAGTCGCCCCCGACCAGAAGCTGGCCCTCGCTCGAGCATGGATCCGCTGCTGGGGGCGCGCAGGCCTGTGGCTCACCCACATGCCCCCCGCATTGTGGAACACGAAGCGTGAGTTCCAGCCACGTTCCGGCAAGTTCACGGAGATGAATTCACTACTGAAAGGGAAGCAGGTACGATCCACCTTCGAGAAAGAGTGGCTCCCGCAACTCCTGGCTGACTTCACAGAGCAGTTGTTTCCCGGCAAGCACCGGATGAAAGGCGGGGAACTAGCGCTCTCGATCGGGGGGTCGTGGGCGTACTGCCAGTCCTGTCGGACCACGCAGCGCGTGTTCCCGGGTCGGACCACGTGTATCACCTGCGGCGCAGACACCGCGACGCCGATCGACCCTGACACCGATCCCGTCTTCTCGGCGCGCAAAAGCTACTACCGCGCTAGTACCGTCGATGCTCTCCGCACTCCTCCTGTCCCTCCGATGGCTCTGATCGCCGCCGAGCACACCGCGCAGCTCAACACTGCGCAGGCGGAAGACGTTTTCTCTAAGGCGGAGGAACACGAACTGCTCTTCCAGGACGTCGACCTCGGCCCGGACGAGACCGGACGTGAGCGCTCGGCGATCGACGTCCTCTCCTGCACGACGACGATGGAGGTCGGTATCGACATCGGTACCCTCTCCGGCGTCTCGCTCCGGAACATGCCGCCCGCGCGCTCGAACTACCAGCAGCGTTCCGGACGGGCAGGACGCCGGGGAAATGCTGTTGCAACGGTGACCGCCTTCGGAAGTGCCGACAGCCACGACGAGCATTACTTCACGCACCCCGATCTCATGATCCGGGGAGCAGTCGATGATCCGACCCTGACGCTGGACAACTACGACATCGCACGGCGGCACGTCACGGCCTACCTGCTCCAGCGCTACCACCAAGCGAGACTTCCCTCGATCAGACCCGAAGCCCAGCCCCACCTGTTCGCCGTTCTCGGACGCGTCGTGGAGTTCAAGGACTCGAAGTCACTCCTGAGCCGGTCCGACTTCGGGCAGTGGCTCCTCTCGAACCAGACCGCCCTTAAAGCCGACGTGGCCGCCTGGCTCCCCTCCGAACTCTCGGCCGCACGGCGGCAGCGCCTTCTCGACGGTCTCGTCGACGAGACGCTTCGCCCGATCGACGACGCGATCGAATACGACCCAAATGCCGCGGCCGTGAAGAGCGCCCAGGCACCAGCGGCACCGGCAGATTCTGATGCAGCAGCTGACGAGAAGATCGAGACCACTGATGAGGTCGGCGAGGAGGCTCCCGGACGGGATGCGGCCTCCGAGAACCTTCTGGACCGACTACTGTACAAGGGTGTGCTTCCAAGGTACGCGTTTCCAACCGACGTTGCAGCGTTCCACGTATTTGATGCTGATCGCTCGACGTTCTACCGCCCCGTCTTCCGATTCACACCTTCGCAGGGACTCCCAGTCGCGCTCTCGCAGTATGCGCCCGGGAAGGAGGTCTGGATCGCGAACAAGCTCTGGACCTCCAATGCGCTCTATTCTCCGATGCGCAACGATCGCTACAAGGCGTGGGAGATCCGGAGGCTGTATTACGAGTGCAGTTACTGCCATTACGCCAACACGGTGAAACTCACGGATGGAACGAGAGGAGAGTCGAAGGACTGCGAGGCGTGCGGGGGCACGGGCACGTTCGGGCCAGCGACATACTGGTTGCGGCCGCCGGGGTTCGCTCATCCTGTTAGCAAGGAGGAGGGAACATCTCCAGATGATCAACCCGCGAAGAGCTACGCGACTCGAGCGAAGCTGACAGCTCCAACACCCGCCGACGCCTCACTGTGGACGCAGGTCAACGAGCATATTCGCGTCCACTACACCAGGCAGCACCTCCTCGTGACGAACAGAGGACCGCGAGACGAGGGGTACACCTACTGCACGAAGTGCGGCCTCATCGAGCCTACCGCGCTCCCGAAGGGGGTCGTCGGCGCCTCGCACAGAAAGCCCTACGTCGACGTCCGTGACCCGAACTGCCAGGGAGGCGGGGCAACGAAAGGTCTCGTACTGGGCACTGACTTTATTACCGACGTTCTCCTCGTCTCGATGAGCGTGCAACCACCACTCACCCTGCTACCCAGTCTTCTCGCCACAGACGTCGCACTCCGGACCATGAGTGAGGCGCTGACGAAGGCCGCGTGTGCCCGCCTCGAGTTGGAGGCGAACGAGCTGCAAGCCGAATACCGGTCAGCGCTCACCCCCGCCGGGCGAGACGGACTCGAAGCTGAAATCTACTTCTACGACACGCTTCCGGGCGGAGCGGGATTCGCGCAGCGCGTCGGCGACCTCGGCCTGGTCGTGTTCGAAGATGCGCTACGTGTCCTCGAGTCGTGCCCCGAAGACTGCGACCGCTCGTGCTATCGCTGCCTCCGCAGCTACAAGAACAAATTCGAGCATGACCTACTCGATCGTCACGTTGGCGCCAGCCTCCTTCGGTTCTTGCTCACGGGCGCTCCACCGACTCTTGGCGCTCGGCGTCTCGCGCAGTCGACGAACCTTCTCTTTAACGACCTCGAGCGACAGGGCGTTACAGGCCTGCGCCTCGAACGAAACACGTCTCTGGCCGTGCCAGGTATGGCTCCCGTCACCGCGCCAATCCTCGCCACGAACAGTCGGGGGGAGCAGTCAATCATCGATCTGCACGGACCACTGACGCCGGACGATCCGTCGGACGCCACGCTCCGAGACGTCCGGGATCGCTCCGCCGCACCGAAGGTCGTCATCGTCGACGAGATGGTCGTGCGCCGGAACCTCCCGACCGCGACCGCCGACCTCCTTACCAGGATCGGCTGAGCGAAGGAGGGCGCGGATATGACGTCTCCAGAGTCGGCGTCCCCCTGGACGACAGACATCCCCGCTGCGTGGCCCAGTGCCCCGGCGGACATGACAGTAACGACCTTGGTAGACATGGAGGGGTGCCCCCGTCGGTGGGCAATGAGTGCAGCTGAGTACCCAGCGCTCTGGCAGGGTCGCGGATATCCGCCTCCCCTCAACTCTCAGGCACTCGCGGGCACCGTCGTTCACATGGCCCTCGAGACCGTATCTCGGGCGCTTGTTCAGGCTGGGTGCCAGTCAGTGCAGGATCCGTGCGCCCCGCAGGTAATGGGAACACTCGGTGGCTACACGAAGGTGGTCTCCGACTGCATCGAACTCGTGCTCAGCCGTCTTGCCACCAATCCCAGGGCCGCACCCCTCCTGGAGGGCGCGGGCAGGGCGCTACGGACTCGCGTGCCCGACTTTCGGATGCGCCTCCAGACGATTCTCTGCCGCACGAGACTCCCCAATCGGGCTACCTCTTCAGGGCCCACGTACGAGGCGAGGACCCGCAGGCCGCTTCCTTTCGGGTCCTTCTCTGAGATCGAGTTCCGCGCTCCCGCACTGGGGTGGAAGGGCAAGGCGGATCTCCTTCTTCTCACGGAAGCCGCCTGCGAAATCATCGACTTCAAGACGGGAGCGCACGACGAGAAGCATCGGTTTCAACTCGAGGTCTATGCGCTCCTCTGGAGCCGGGACAGAGACCTCAACCCTACTGGTCGACTCGCCAACCGGCTCGTGCTGCGATACGAAGCGGGCGACCTCGAAGTGCCCGCTCCGACCGCTACGTACCTCGACGAGTTGGAACGCACGGTTGTCGCTCGACGCGCTGCGGCACATCTCGCCGTATCCTCACGCCCTCCCGAGGCACGCCCCCACCCTGATACCTGTCGGTACTGCGGCGTGCGGCAACTCTGCGACCGGTACTGGGTGCCGAAGACACTTGAGGATGTCGCAGGGAGTTCCGCGAATCGCGATTTCGGAGACTTGGAGGTGCTCGTCAGTGGGAGGCACGGCCCATCGAGCTGGGACGCCGTCTTCACGTTAGGCGCTGGGTTCCATCCCGGAAAGCATGCTCTCGTTCGTACCAGGGGAAATCATGTCTTTCGGTCGGGATATCGCCTCCGGATCCTGAACGCATCTATCGCCATGGACATCGATGACGACGCCAGTCCCGTCGCAGTAACACTCTCCTCACAGAGCGAGGTGTTCGTCGTCGGGTAGACCTGGCTACCGAGTGCATCGAGACGCTGAACGGGCTCCCGTTGACTTTTTGCGCCAGACGCTGCATGCTGTCAGACGCCGCGACGCCACATTCGCGGCAACCGAATCCACGGGGCTCCAAGAGCGGGCCTCAAAAGCGAGGAGGATAGCGTGGCCAAACATTCTGTTGAGTATTTGCCCTGCGTAGGACGCTTCAGCGTCCAGTGCGGGGTGTTTGCGTTTTCGCGCCCTCCACCAGCCCGATCCCCCCACGGGCTCGTCCACATCCCGACGTCGACTTTCACCCGTCAGCCGCCCCCGAAGGCGGAGACCCACGCCAACCGAACGGACCCTGTACGGGAGTGCCAATAGCGCGCTCCCCAATAGAAGGCAACAAAACATGAACGCTAAGACATACAAGAGTGACCTCGATAAGCAGACCGAATACGCCGAGAAGACGGACGCCGACAAGCTGGTGCTGATCGCCCCGAAGTCCTTTGTCCAGGGCATGCGCGATAGCGGCTACAAGTCGACCGCGACCGCGCTGGACGAGTTCATCGACAACGCGATCCAGGCCGAAGCCACGCGCGTCGACATCCTCATCGGCTACACGGCGAAGAACACGACGATGAAGAAGCTGGACCGCGAGGCCGGTGGACTCGTCGCCATCGTCGACGACGGCCACGGCATGACGCAGAAGATGATCCGCGCTGCCGTCCGCTGGGGCGGTACCCACCGCTGGAACGAGCGGGACGGCATGGGTCGCTTCGGCTTCGGCCTCCCGAGCGCGGCCGTCAGCATCTCCCCGAGCTACGAGGTCTACTCGAAGGTCGCTGGCGGCGAATGGTGGATGGTCCGCGTCGACCTGGAGTCGATCGGATCCGACGACGCGAGCCACGGCCAGGTGTTCGTCCCCGAGGCGGTGAGCGTGCCGCCCCCCGCCTGGATCCGCGAGGCGGTCGGGGATCTATCCCACGGAACCGTGATCCTGCTGGATCAGCCGGACCGGCTGACCTCGGGCTTCGTGAACGTCGGAACCTTCAAGGAGAAGATCCTCCACCACGTCGGCCTCATCTACCGGAACTTCTTCCGCGAGGTGACGATGCGGCTCATCGACACGGGCCGGAAGAACGTCATCACCGAGGTCGAACCGATCGACCCACTCTTCCTGACGCCCGGCGCGCGCGGATACAACGAGCTCCCGGTGCCGGCCATTGGGCTGCCCGAGGCCACGTTCACGGTGAAGACCAAGGACGGGCTCTCGACGGGGAGCGTCCGCATTCGCTACGCGCACTTCTCGAAGGAGTTCATGGGCGGCAGGGATACGGCCCGGATGAAGGTCCGCATCGAGAACATGGGATTCATCATGGTTCGGAACGGGCGGCAGATCGAAGCCGTCAGGCAGAACCCCTGGTCGGTCCTCATGAACAACGACAAGTTTTGGGGCTGCGAGATCAACTTCGACGCCGCCCTGGATGAGGACTTCGGCGTCACGACCAACAAGCAGCAGATCAACCCGACGGATCGGATGTGGGACATCCTCGGCAAGAACGGCCTGGAGAACCAGATCCCCGCGCTGCGGAAGCACTACAAGGACCAGCACGCGAAGGACGCGGCCAGGAAGGACGCCGAGGCGCCGAAACCGTCGGAGCAGATCGCCAAGAAGACCGAGAAGTTCCGGAAGAAGCGGACGGTGAAACCCACCCCGGAGAAGCAGCGCGAGAGCGAAGTCCGGATGAAGGAGGAGATCACCAAGGTCCAGCATGAGACCGGCAAGCCGGCCGACGAGATCGCCGCCGCCATCGAGAACTCGCCCTACAAGGTCGACTTCGAGAACCTGCCGGGCGCTCCGTTCTTCCGCCTGCTCCTTTTCGGGTCGCAGAAGCGGGTCCTCATCAACTCGGCACACAGGTTCTACACCGACCTCTACTCGGCTCCGGAGACCGACCAGCGCACGAAGACCGCCCTCGAGCTCCTGCTCTTCGTCCTGGGGGAGTGCGAACTCGAGACGACGCCGGACAAGGAGCGCTTCTACGTGGGTGAGCGCAACGAGTGGTCGCTGCGCCTGAACATTATGCTCGAGGAGCTCGACCACTCGGACCCCGTGGACGACATCCGCGAAGAGCTGGAGGCGGAGGTCACGCCGTCCCAGCCGGCCATGTAGGATCCACCATCGAGTCAACTCGGGGGGCGGCTCACACCGCCCCCTCTTTTTTTATACGGGAGGGTATCTGGGACGGAGTCGCGAGTCAGAGCTTGTCCTGGTAGCCCCGTTCCTGGAGGCGTTCCGCGACGCCGGCTATAAGGGGCTGCCCGGCGCGCTCGCGGAGCTGATCGACAACGCCCTGGACGCCGCCGCGACGCAGGTCGAGGTCACGATCGAGGACGACGGGTCGACCGTCCAGCGCGTGACCGTTCTCGACAACGGCACCGGCATGCCGCCGGATGTCCTGCAACTCGCCCTCCAGTTCGGCGGCACCACCCGCGATCGCGACCAGGGGTCGCTCGGTCGCTACGGTATCGGCCTCCCCGGGTCCTCCATGAGCCAGGCCCGACGCCTGGACGTCTACACCTGGACGTCGCCCGGGCCATCCTTCCACGCCGCGCTCTCGCTCGACGACGTGCGCGCTGGGAAGCAGCGCGGCATCCCCGTCCCGAAGCGCGTCCCGTCGCCGGTCACGATCCCCGACTGGGCCCCCACGGGGACGCTCGTCGTCTGGACGTCGTGCGACCGCGTCATCCGCCCCTGGGGCCAGGGAATCTCCAGGCTCCGCCGCGTCCTCGGACGGACCTTCCGCGAGTCGATCTGGGCTGGCGCTACCATCCGTCTCAACGGCCACGCTCTGGCCGCTGTCGACCCCCTCCACCTCCACGAGGAGGACGCAGCCCCGTACGGCCCGCCCCTCACGTTCGACCTCCGCATCGGACGCCGACCATCCCGCGTTACCGTCCGCTTCTCGGAACTCCCCATCGAGGACTGGCATGGCTACACCCCCGTCGAGAAGCGGCGCCTCGGCGTGACGAAGGGGGCCGGGGTCTCGGTCCTCCGATCGCAGCGGGAGATCGACGCCGGCTGGTTCTTCATGGGGACGAAGCGCCGGGAGAATTACGACGACTGGTGGCGCTGTGAGGTCGCCTTCCTCCCCGACTTGGACGAGCTGTTCGGCGTCACCCACACGAAGCAGGGGATCCACCCGACGGAATCGCTGGACGCCGTTCTGACCCCCGACGTGGAGCGGATCGCCCACGCGCTCAACCGACGCGTCCGAGACCGCTTCGCGAAGCTGAAGAAGCGGGACGAGGGCCACGCCGTCCGCCGCGCCGAAGCCCACGACCACCTCCTGGAACCCCCTGCAGGGGGAGGGGATACGAAGCGCTCCACGGGGCCGCTCCGTGGTCTACGCTACCGCGTCGTGCGCGCGCCCATCTCCGACGAACGCTTCTACTCGATCTCTCGCTCGGGCGACGAGCTGACCCTCACGTTCAACGCCTCGCACCCCTTCGCCGCGGCGCTCGACGGCTCGATCTCGCCCCAGTCTCTCGTGGAACTCCTCCTCCTCGCGTCGGCCCGCGCCGAGCTCGCCCTGACGACCCGCGGCTCGCAGCGCGCCCTCTCAACCTTCCGAACGGCCTGGAGCAACGCCCTGGCGGCATTCCTGGGATGACCTCGGCGCTCGTCCCCTTCACGCCCGCGGTCGGTGACGCCGCCAGCGACCTCTGCGCCTTCGCCTCGCGGATCGCCGCGGGGGACCTCACCGGCGCCCGCCGGGACCTCTACGCCCGCTCCTCCGGCACGGCCACGACGCCCGTCCTCCGCCTGCTCGTCGCCCAGAGCCTCCTCGCGGACCTAGCCGAGCAGGGCTGGGGGATCGAGAGCACCTGCCCGACGATCGCGCTCGTCGCCCCGACCGGGAACGGCAACGCCGCCGACGCCAAGGAGCGGATCCGAAACGCCCACTTGGTGGAGCGGAACACTCACCTCCGGCAGCGCCCGGTCCACGAGTTCGTCGCCAGCCTGGAGCAGCGCCGCCTCACCGGTACGGGCTGGCACAGCGTCTACTCGCTGATGCGCGACGGCAGCAAGCTCGCGGCCTCCCTGCAGGCGGCCGCCCAGTCCACAGATCCTGATCCGCTCCGCGCCGCGATCGACCCGTATGTCGTGGCCGTCACGCCGGACGGCATCTGCCCGCACACCGGCCTCTCGCTCGCCGACGTCTGGCGCTACTTCCGCCTGACCTGGGTCAACGCGCCGAAGTCCGTCCCGGGCCGCTCCATGCCGATCCTGATCCGCGACCGCGCCGCGCCGAACCACCCGGTGATCGGGATCGCGTCGCTCGGCTCGTCCGTCGTCCAGCAGGGCCTCCGCGACACGTGGATCGGCTGGGACTCAACGACGGTCATCGCCCAGATCGTCGACCGCCCGACCACGACGTGGGCCCGGTGGATCCTCGCGCGTCTCGACGCCCTCCTGGCCGGGATCGCGACCGCGGACCTCGTCTCGGACGGCACGATCACCCGGCGGGAGATCCGCACGCCGACCGCCGATACCGTCGAGCGCCTCCGGGCCGCCGGCGTCGAAGCCCGCCGCCTCCACGAGCTCTACCCTGACGCCACGGGCCACAAGCGTGGGCACGAGGACTGGAAGGCCGCCTCACGCACCCCCCTCTTCACGGCGAAGCGCTGCGAGACCCTGGCGCGGCTCCTCGGCATCCGCCTGGCCGTCGTCGGCGCCGGGCTCACGACCGGCACCCGCGCCGAGTTGCAGTCCGCCCTCGCGTCCAGCGCGTTCCGCTTCGCGGTCGGCCAGCTCGCCCGGCTCACGAAGGCCGAGCACGTCGGCATCGACATGATGGACATCACCGTGTGCGGCGCGATCGCCCCGTACGGGCACCTGCTGGGTGGGAAGCTGGTCTGCGCCCTCCTCACGAGTCCAGAGGTGGTGATCGAGTACCGCCGCCGCTACGGGGACCAGGAGAGCATCATCGCGTCGTCCGTGGCCGGCACGGCCGTCCGGCGCGCGCCGAACCTCGTCCTCCTCGGGACGACGAGCCTCTACGGCTCCGGGTCCAGCCAGTACAACCGGATCAGGATCCCGCTCGCTGAACTCGGCGCGAAGGGCGACGGAGATCTCCGCTACGAGGAACTGGGACTCTCGAAGGGCTACGGCTCCTTCCACGTCAGCGGCACGACCGTCCGGCTGATCAGTACGCTCCTCTCACGCCGGAAGGGCGGGCGCAAGGTGAACAGCATCTTCGGCGAGGGCGTGAACCCGCTCATGCGGAAGATCCGCGAGGCGCTGGAACTCCTCGATCTCCCGAGCGACACGCTCCTGCTCCACGGGGCCCAGCGCGTCGTCTACGGCGTCCCACTCGCCCGGAACTTCCGCGACGTCCTCCTGGGAATCTCCGAGCGCCCGTCGTACTTCCTGCCGCTCGCCCAGGCCGAGCGCGCCACGGACGCCCTTGCCGCGTGGTGGCGCCGCCGGTGGCTCGCCGGCCGGATCACGCGCCCGGGCATCCTCGACGCCGTCGCCTCGCACACGCTGTCGTACCCCGTCCGCCATGGCGCGCGCGTCCCCGACGTCCGGGACGAGGAGCAGGAGACACTCTTCGACGACGAGACCTAAGGAGGGACGCGCTGTGGCGACCGTGACGCGCACGACGAACCCGATCCACTTCGAGGATCTCGAGCCGCACCGCTTCGAAGACCTCGTCCGCCAGCTCATCTACGACCTGAAGGACTGGTCGAGGATCGAGGGAACCGGACGCGCCGGATCTGACGACGGGTTCGACATCCGCGCCTGGGAGCGCCTGCCCGGCACTACGCCGAAGGGCGAAGGTGCGAGCGAGGACGACGGAGAGGGCGACGGAGAACTAGCGCCACAAGAGCGCCTCTGGATGATCCAGTGCAAGCGCGAGAAGACGATCAACCCGGCGAAGGTGAAGAAGATCGTCCGTGAGACATTCGACGCTCCGGAGGAGAAGCCGAAAGCCTACGCGCTGATCGCCGCCTGCGACTTCTCCAAGGCGGCCCGTGACGCCCTCCGGACCGAGATGGTCGAGCGGAAAGTGGAGGAGCACTTCATCTGGGGACGGAGTGAACTCGAGGACCTGCTCTTCCTTCCGAAGAATGACCACCTCCTCTTCGCCTACTTCGGCATCTCGCTTCAGGTTCGGCGGCGCTCCCTCCGCGCGGACACCTCGCGCGTTCTCACTCTCAAGCGAAAGCTCGTGAAGGTCCTCGGCGATATCCGTGGGACGCACCACATGGATGTCCTGATCCGCGACCCGAAGGACACGACCTACCCGGAGATCGACGATCTAGCCGCCTTCAAGAAGAAGCCGAGATGGAAGTACCTCCCCTTCGTCGGACACACACCGCCGGGACACGTCGCCTTCATCTGCCGGCAGCGCTTCGCATGGATCAAGCGCGAGTCGAAGGAGTGGGACGTTGTCTCTGGCCTCGATGCTGGCGGCCACAGCCACGAGATCTACGGACTCAAGGAGCCCTACGAGCGCGACGAGCGCTACCTGAAGGTCTACGCCTTCTGGAACTCCGTCATTCCCCGCCACGAACGGGCGTGGATGAAGGAACTCTGCTTCATCCCCTACGAGCGGATCTACGCGCTGGACGAGATCGGCGACGCGTACCACCCGGGCCCGCACCTGCTCGTTGACTTCCTGCCGGACGGCCAGCCGTTCGAACCGTTCGCCTGGTACACGCTCGACCCGGACGATCGGTACTCCGAGCACATCGGGGCCAATAAGGAACTGCGGCGACATCTATTCCCAGATCCCATTCCAGACCCGCCTGCCGAGGAGAAGCCGACTGCCTAAACGGCGCCCCAACGTTCGCCGCGGATTGCAAGGCGAACTGCGCTCGTCTCCTTGCGCCACCGATCGCCACGACGTTCACTGGGGTAGGTAACACCCCTCCACCTGGCCACCGTCATCTCCGAGTCCGAGTTCGCCGCAAGGCTCCGCCGTCTCCTCCCACCGATCGGATCGAGGTACTACCGATCGGTAACTGGCCCCGGGAGGAGCGGCGCGATCGCCTCCGCGTACGCGAGCCACATCCTCGGCATCCCGTGGATCCCCGCCGGAGCGAAGGTGCCCGCGAAGCTCTTGCCCGTCCTCGTCATCGACACGGCGGCCGAGACCGGACAGACCCTCCGGAAGGCCGCCCGTCGCACTGGTGCCCCGGACCAGGCCGTGTCGACGCTCGCGGTCTACGTGGAACCCCCACGCGTGCGCTTCTGGTACGAGGAGCCGTTCGTGCGCCCGTACCTGGCCATCAAGCGCGAGACGGTCGCCCGAACCGCCAAGATGCCGGCGAATGATCCTTCGCTCCTCGACCATGACTCGCAGGACGAGATCAACCCGGAGCTGTGTTGATGCGGTCACCAGCGATCCGGACACTTGAGGATCGATGACGACCCGCAGTATGGAGACACGGACGTTTGCAGTGACGACTGCAGCTGCCTCCGCTTCCGTCCTTGCCCAACGCGCTCCCTACTGCGGCGCCTCGCAGACCTCATCCGCCACTCATGACCACCACCCTCGGCCAGACCATCCGGAAGCACCGCGAAGCCCTCGGCCTCTCGCTCCGCGTCTTCGGCCAGAAGGCCGGCGTCCACGCGCCCTACATGAGCAACATCGAGCGCGGCACGAAGACCCCGCACGATGCCCTGCTCCTCCGCATCGCTGCAGCCCTCGGTGTGAAGGGAGATGAGCTGCTTCACCTCAGCCCCTACGTGCCCGTCCCAGCCCTCCGCGCGCGCTGCAAGGAGGATCCAGAGCTGGCCTACGCAATACGCGTCATCCTGCGCTGGAAGATCAGCGGGGAGGACCTTCTGGCCCTCCCCAAGATCCACGGTCACCTGACGCGAAAGGTCACCGCGGCAGGATCCTAGTTACGCACCTGACACGGTGCAAAACTTGTTCATAAGCTGCCAGGAGGTTCGGATTCAACGGACGGCCACCGTCACATGGAAGGTGCCCGTCATATCGGCGTCTCGACTACCCACGAAGCTCTCCACGAACAGGACGAGTCGTCCGGATGAAGGAGACTTGCCGCGGAAGTTTGATCCAACGCGGAAGCTCTGAATGAGGTTTTTCATCCCTCCCGGAGGCTGAATGACCGCTCGGACCGCGCCCATGGCGGTGTTGAACCGCTTCGTACCATCTGGCGGGTAGCACGGGCCCTTGTCAGACGCCTTGCGCTTCACGTAGCAGACCTCCCCCGTTGCCGTGATGTGCAGCGTGGCTCCGGCGGGCACGTCGATGCCGGTGTCTAGCTCACGGGTCGGGCGGACCTTGAATGCCTTCGCCCCCGGCTCCATCGTCGGAGTAGGGATCGCGGCCTGGACGGTGGGTACGGCGGTCGCTGGAACAGCCGTTGGGACCACCGGCGCCACTTCGGTCGGGACGGGAATCGCGACGGTAGGAAGCGGATCGACCACCGCAGCGTCAGTCACTGGCGCCGCTGCCGTGGGCTCCGCGGCAGGTGTCGACGGCGTCGGTGCGAGGTCAGCGAGGTTGGCGACCGGCTTCACCTCGATCTTCGACGGGGTCCACCCGGGTCGCCCCTTCTCCTCGTAGTGGATCAGCCCGCCCGCGATCGGGAGGAACCAGATGTAGTCGCGCCGTCCGGGCTCAATCAGCCTGAGGTTCGTTGCGTCCGCGCCGGCCTCCAAGAAAGGCCGATCGCCGTTCGTGCCGTGGAGCACCCAGCCGTCCGCCTGATGCTCGAAAGTCCCGAGCGACGATGTGAACGCAGCAGGCAGCGGGACGGGCGTGGCCACCGGCGCGGCGGGTGCTGGCTTCTGGGCGACGGGCGCCGCTGGTGCAGGAGGTGCCGGCTGGCGGGAGCGGTAGAACCCGTACACAACAACGGCCACGGCGATCAGGACGAGCGCGTAGAACGGGTTGACCTGCATCGAGGCCGTCTTCTCGGCGACGGTCGTCGGCGCGCCGGTCCCCTTCGGCGTGCGGTCCCGCGCGATCTGGTCACCGAGCGTGCGCCACCTGACGATGGCGCTCTCCTTTGCGTCAGATGTGAATCCGCAGTGGTCGAGGATTGCCCGCTCCAGGCCATCGAGTTCCCGGAGCCACGCGTCCAGCTGACGGGACGCCTGGGGCGTTCCAGACGGGCGCAGCCTCGATTCGGCTCTCCGTCTGATCTCGTCCTGCCGCGCCCTCAGCCGTTCGATCTCGGCATCGTTCGCGCCGCTGGTCTGGATGAGCCGCATCGTCGTGATTTCCGCCTCGATCCGCTCGACCTCGTCCTGGGTGTCCTTGTAGCCCGGCTCACTCCCGCGGATCACCTCCTTGCGGCGTCCCGCCGCTGAGATGGCGGCGTAGTAGAGAGGCATCACGGCCTCGGCGAACTCCTCGTACCCGTCTCTCGCCCCATAGTCGACTGCCTCGGCGGCGGACGACGTCTGATGCCGGAGGAGGCTGAGTGCCACCTCGTCCTGTTCGGCGAGCAGCTTCGCTCCCGGATCGGGGTTCGCGCGATTCACCGAGATCTTCTTTTGGAGTGCGATCTGCTGCTGGACGACGCTCCCAAGCTCCGTGCGAAGTCGCTGTGCGATCTCTTGCTGGATCCTGTCACGGGCCTCCCCGAAGGCGAGGACCTGCTCCCTCACGATGTTCGTGAGGTCCGTTCCCGACGAGAGCGCATCGAACACGCCGCTCTTCTTGAGGAGGAGCGCGATCGCGAGAATCACGCCGCCGACGAGGAACCAGCCGAGGAGTTGGAGGTCCCTCCCCATGATCAGCTGCACGCCCCAGGCGGCGATGATGATCAGGAAGAAGGCGGCGCAACCGATCTGCAGGATGCCGCCGGTGACGTTCGCGGCGACGTCGACAGCCTTCCCGACCTCCTCCTTCGTCGTGACGTTCCGCCGCCTGGCCTGCGCCGCCTTCTCCAGGCTTTTCGCCCGGAGGGCAGACGAGATCGCGTCAAGGCTGCTCGGCCGCTCCAGGCCCGCCGCGAGCCGGAAGAGCTTCTCAGCGTCGACGCAGGGTTTCCCGTTGAGGAGGAGGTGCTTCGTCGCGACGCTCCGCCCAAGCCCGTAGACAGGGTTCGCCTTGTTGGCTTCCGCAGTGGCCATGTTCGCTCCTTCGGACGCCCGGCGCGGGAGCCACACGCTCCGCTACACGGTGGAGCACCAGCAGGGATCCGATGCTCGTTCGTGCCGGGGTTCCCCGGAGTGTAGCGCCTCGACGGTCTCGCGCGTCTCCCTGAAGCTGAGGGCGAACCCCATGTCCTGATGCCGACCCGCCCCTCCCCGACGCTGACCGTCGGCGACGCCTCGTCCTACACCCGCGACCTCGGCCTGAAGTCGCTCTCGTTCTTCTCGAGCTACCACATGGAGCCTGTGGTCCCCGGGCCCGTGCCCGAGTTCCACCTGGGGATGGACGGGGTGTTCGAGGGGACCGGCTACGTCCTCGTCTACTGGCCACGCGGGGACAGCAAGTCGTCCAAGGCCACCACCATTTTCCCGACCTGGCGGAAGCTGAACGGCGAGCCCTTCATCGTCATCACCGGCGAGACCGACACGCAGGTCAAGAAGCTCTTCGAGGACACGAAGCGCCCGATCCTGAACGAGACCGGGGAGTACGCGAACCTCCACGAGGACTTCGGCCACGAGCTGCGCGTCGCGAGCCACAACGACCACGAGATCGTGTTCGTGGACGGGTCGGCCATCCGCGCGCTCTCCGCCGGCGCCTCGACCCGCGGCCTGAAGCACAACAACCAGCGCCCGACGCTGTTCGTGATCGACGACCTGGAGGAGCGGAAGGCCGTCCAGTCGAAGACGCAGCGCGACCACACGTGGGACTGGTTCACGCGCGACCTGCTCCCGATGAAGAACCCGAAGCGGCACCGCTTCGTCTGGGTCGGCACCCTCCTCCACGAGGACGCCTCGATGCAGCGGGCCGCGAAGCTCGGCTCGTTCCACGTCATCAAGCGCAAGGCGATCATCCGGGAGCAGCCCGAGCACCCGGAGCTCTGGGCGAAGTTCCACGCCATCTGGGACGAGGCGCTCCGCGGCGGCCTGAACGGCGAGGAGCAGGCCCTCGAGTTCTACGAGAAGAACCGCGCCGCGATGGACGCGGGCACCGAGGTCCTGTGGCCCGACCGCTACCCCTACGGGCACCTCGTCGCGGAGCGCCGGAAGATGGGGCCGACCGCCTTCGGCATGGAGTTCCAGCAGGAGGCCGTCTCGGCCGGAAACCGCATCGTCGACCCGGAGAGCATCATCGACTTCCGGATCGAGGAGACGCGGGACGGCGTCGTGCTCGTGGACCGGCTGGCGGACGGAGATGGGCTGCGGGTTCCCCTCTCCGAGTGCGTGCTCTGGATCGCGGTCGACCCCGCCATCTCGCAGAAGGACTCCGCCGACTACTTCGTCTGCCTCGCCCTGGCCGCCCACCCATCCGGCGCGCGCTTCGTCCTGGAGGTGGTGCGCGACCGGCTCACGATCCGATCGCAGGTGGAGACGATCCTGCAGGTCTACCAGGGATGGAAGGCGCGAGCCAACGCGGACAGCGTGATGGGAATCGGCATCGAGGACGTCGCGTACCAGGCGGCGCTGAAGCAGGTCCTCGACGACGCCGGCACGGCACAGGGGCTGACGCTCCCGACCGTCCCGCTCCACCCAGTGAAGGACAAGGTCCTCCGCCTGCAGCGCTGGGCGCCGGCCTTCGAGCGGAAGGAGGTCCGGATCCAGACGCACCTCCACCACGCCCTGGTCGAGGAGCTGACCGGCTTCTCCCGCGACGGGCTCACGCGCCCCGCCCACGACGACACCGTTGACGGCTTCACGTACGCGATGGAGCTGGCGGAGACCCCAGGCTCGAGCCCCATGCACTACGAGGGAATCCGCATCTGAAGCGTTGACCGCTGGGCCTCCAGACGTGACGCTCGGAGAGAACCACCATCCCCATGGCCGCAGACCCCACGCTGAAGCAGGTCCTCGCACAGCGCCACCCGCTCTACGACGAGTTCTCCGCTGACTGGCAGTTCTTCCTGGACTCCTACCTCGGCGGAACGAACTACACACGCGGCGGCAGCTACCTGTTCAGCCACGACCGAGAGGATCCGAAGCGCTTCGCCGCCCGCCTGAACAGGGCCGTCTTCAACAACTACACGCGGAAGGTCGTCGACATCTACAAGTCGTTCATCTATCGGCAGCCGATCCTGCGGACGAGCGACGACGAGAAGATCAACCTGTTCCTCTCCGACGCTGACCGCCAGGGGCACAGCTTCGACCGCGTCATGTCGGAGTCAGTCGCGAAGCTCGCCTTCACGATGGGCCACGTCGTGGTGCTCGTGGACCTGAACAAGCGCACGGAGGGTGACGCGCTCAGCCGCGCCGACGAGCAGGACAAGCAAATCAGCCCGTACATCTCGGTCTACGCGCCGACGAACGTTATGGACTGGTCGCTCAACGCCGACGGCTCCTACCGCTGGATTCGCCTGCAGGAGCCCGCCCCCGACACGTCGAACCCCTACACCGTCCGCGGCAAGGCCGGGCCGCGCTACCGCATCTGGACGGAGAGCGACTGGCGGCTCTACGACGAGGATGGCGTGCAGGTCGACGGCGGCCCGAACACCATCGGCCGCGTCCCTGCGGAGCGCATCGCCCCGCTCGACCATCCGGTGAAGAGCGAGCTGGGCCTGTCCATCGTCTCGGACATCGCACCGCTCAACCGCTCGATCTACAACTACCGGTCGCTGCTCGACGAGTTCCTGTACCTGCAGTGCTTCAACGTCATGGCGATCCCCATCCCCGGCGATCCGAAGGCCGTGGACACGGTGAAGAAGCTCGTCTCCACGCTCGGTACGAGCACCGGCGTCTTCTTCGACCCGACGAAGGGCGGCGCGCCGTCGTACCTCAGCCCGCCCATGCCGCCGGCGGACTTCCTGCTGCGCATGATCGAGTCGTCTGCGAAGGAGATCATCGACCTGGCGAAGCTGCAGGATCGCTCGGCGTCTGCGAAGGGCGAGAGCGGCATGGCCCGCGCCTACGAGTTCATCGAGGCCGAGGCCGTCTTCTCCTCCATCGCCCGCAACCTGGAGGACGGCGAGCGCCGCATCCTGAATCTGGTGAACCTCTGGGGTGATGACTCGTCCACGATCGACACGGTCCCCGTCACGACCGAGTACCCGGACAGCTTCAGCGTGACCGACTTCAACCAGGAGATCGAGAACACCCTGAGTCTGCTCACGATGGACATCTCGGACACGTTCAACCAGAAGCTGAAGGAGCAGATCGTGAAGCAGGCCCTCCCGTCCCTGGAGGACGCGGATGAGGAGACGATCTTCGCGGAGATCGCGGCGAAGGTCGGCCAGGGCGGCCTCCTCGTGAAGGAGATCCAGACCCACCTCAAGGACGCCGAGGCGACACGGTGAACGTGAACGCGACACCGCCCGCCGCGGCCCCCATGACCACCCCTCCGAATGCCGCTCCGACCCCGCAGCCGTGACTACCGGCTCCGCACGCTCGCGACCTACGTCGAGCAGGAAGCCGCTGCGGATGACGCCGTGCGCGCGACGCAGGACGGGCTGATCGCCGAGCTGACCACCAAGCCCATCACGACCCGTTCACTCGCGGGCTTGCTCGAGAAGTTGGACGCGCTGCTCGACCAGCAGGAGGCCGAGATCCTGGCCGCGGTCGAGACCGCCCTGACCCGGAGCGCGAAGGCCACGGCTGACCATGCCACGCCGTGAGGACGAGCCGCGTCATCGCGGACCTCGTCGGGAAGGCCATGCGCACCCGGTACGCCGGTGCGACGATCGCCGAGCGCGTGAAGCTCATCACCGGCCGGCAGAAGGAGCAGATGCGGGCCATCCTCGTGCGCGGCCTCCGGAAGGGCGCGGACCAAGAGGCGATGGTTCGCCAGGTCCTGCGCTTCTACAAAGGCGTGGACGGCTACGGTGGACCGGCCGCGATGGCTCGCCGCCTGGTGGTGTCCGAGACGACGCGCTTCAACGGCCGCGTCGCAGAGGAGATCGGCGCGCAGGTGTACGAGGACACCGGACGCATCCCGATCTACACGTACCAGACGCAGCAAGACGAGCTCGTGCGGGATGAGCACGCCGCGGCTCAAGACGAGGAGTTCACGGACGACGACCTGGCCGAGGAGCTGGAGATGCGGCCCGTCTCGGAGGCGCAGGACCTCCTCTCCGAAGTGAACTGCCGGTGCTGGCTCGACATCTCGTACCTGTCACCAAGCGAGGAGATGGCGGCACGGAACGGAGACAGCGCGCCGAAGGGTGAGAAGGTCGAGCGCGCTGCCAGCCCTCGGGAGAGCACGGCGAGGGCTGCGGACTTCGACAACGCCACCGACCGCAAGGCAGCCCTCGCCGGGATCATCGAGAAGGCGCTGAACGGCGGCGCTGGTGGGCAGGACATTGCCGCCCTGGCCACGAAGTTCTACGGCCCGCAGTGACCGCTTGATCCGCGCGCCCCGACTCGCCACGATCCCATCACACCCCCCATCCAATGTCCGACCCCACTAAGATCACAGCCCTTGTCTCCCTCGGTGACACCCTCTCCCAGGTCGAGGCGATCGCCGTTCGACAGGTCTCCCGGCAGCAACGGTCGGCCCTGAAGCAGCAGGAGGTCCTTCGGAGCTTCATTCGCTCGATGTTCCAGGACGTTTACCAGCGCACCGCCGCCAAGCTGGGAGGGAGCCGCGGTGGCACCCAGGAGCTACTCCTGGCCGTCCAAGACGCGGTCGCGGCGCGCGGCCCGAAGGAGATCGTCGCCGCGAAGGGATGACGAAGCTCGTCGCCCTGCGCCTCATCGAGCACTTGCGCTGGGCGCTCCTTCTGAGCACGGCACACATCGACGTCTACTTCCTCGACTGCGCCGACGACGACAGCCACGCGATGATGGCGGTCATCGGTGCGAACGAGTGGATGTCCCGCTCCTCCTTCGAGCTGATGATCTACAAGCGCGCGATGGCGCTCAGCGACCACGACTTCTACCGGAGCCTCCTGCATGAGTTCGCCCACATCCTCACGATGCCGGACTTCAAGACGATCCCCCCCGCGATGGAGGCGCACCTGCGACCGACCGAACGCGACGCGCTCGACAATTCGCTGAAGCACGCGAGCGAGGTCGTGGCCGAGACGCTCGCCGCGGTCTTCGCGGCCCTGCACCCGCTCCCGCGGGAGCTGTTGACGGAAAAGCAGCCACGTTTGAAGGTACGCACGACGACAGGTCGGCGACGTCGGGACCGTTGACACACCGGACGGCTGGGAAGACCAGCCGAGTACACCGACACCGACACACAACTGACTCGCAGCGGCAGGTACCTCGCTGCGCGCCGACGGGCGTAAAACGGCCACTCACACACCCCAACTATGACGACCCCCAACACGGAGAACCACTCCGGCGCGGCTCCCCAGACGGACCCGCAGACACCCCCTGTGGTGGAAGACAAGGACAAGCAGGCTCCCGACGGGGAGAAAAAGACGGAAGCGGAGATCGCGGCTGATGCTGAACAGAAGCGGATTGATGCCATCGTGCAGGAGCGCGTCGCCCGCGAACAGAAGAAGCAGGCCGAACTCCAGAAGCAGAACGACGAGCTGGCCGCCTTCAAGCGACAGGCGGAAGAGGAGAAGGCCAAGCTCCAGGCCGAGAAAGAGGAACGCGAGAAGGCTCGACTCCTCGAGAAGGGCGAGTTCGAGAAGGTGATCGACATCGAGCGGAAGCAGCACATCGACACTGTGCAGAAGCTCAAGGACGAGATCGCCGCCGAGAAGCGCAAGAACGAGGAGTTCCAGCTCAAGGATCGCTCACGCACCATCGACGAGAAGCTCCGCGAAGCCTCGATCGACGCGAAGAACGCCCAGCACCTGGCCCTGCTCCTCAAGGCCGACCACACGTTCACCGTCGACGACAACGGTCACCTCGTCATCGACGGAGACCCCACCCGCAGCCTGAAGGACCTCGTGTCGTCCTTCCTGGCGAACAACCCAGAGCTCGCGAAGGGCAAGTACGAGGGCAAGACGGGCTCCGGCTCGCAGACCCCACCCCCCGCAGGCTCCCAGACCTTCACCGCAGCCCAGATCAAGGACCCGGCCTTCTACAAGGCCAATCAGGCCGCGATCGACCTCGCCGCGAAGGAGGGACGCATTACGCAGTAACCGAGCGCTGAACGAGAGCGGGTGACCCCAATACCGACACACACCCCCAACCTACCGTGGCCAACACCACTTCCCTGACGACCGTTGCCAACTGGGTCGCGCAGACCTGGACCCAGAAGGCCCTGATCGCGCTCCAGAACAACCTCGTCCTCCCCGCCCTCGTGAACCGTGGCTGGGACCCCGTGCCCCGCAACAAGGGCGACACCATCAACATCCTCTCGCCGCTCTCAGTGACGGCGAACGCGAAGGCCGTGCAGACGGAGATCACCCTCCAGACGCCCACCTTCTCGAAGGTCCAGCTGGTGCTGAACAAGCACTACGAATCCTCCATCGCCGTGGAGGACGCCGCGAAGAGCCTGATGAACGACCCGACGATGCAGTCGTTCACCGACGCTGCGGTGAAGTCGATCGCCACGCAGATCGACGCTGACCTGATCGCCGAGGCGGCCAACTTCACCGGCACGGTGGAGGGCACGCAGGGCGTCGCCATCACCCCGGCGAACCTGCGCGCAGCCGACAAGAAGCTGAACGACGCCAAGGCTCCCCTGCAGAACCGCGCCCTCGTGGTCGGCTCGCAGTCGAAGAGCGACCTCCTGGGCCAGGCCATGTTCGTCCAGGCGGCCTCGATCGGGAACGGCAACGCCATCCAGACCGCGAAGCTCACCAGCCTGTTCGGCTTCGACGTCTACCTGGACCAGGGCATCAGCCGCTCGGGCGGTGGCGACAAGAACATCGCCTTCGTCGGCGACGCGCTGGCCATCGGCATGGCCGAGATGTACAGCCCGTCCTCGGAGTTCAGCGGCGTGATCAGTGCCGTGGCCTCCGACGCCCAGACGGGCCTCGGCATCCGCTTCACCTCGAGCTGGAGCCAGAAGGACCTCGCCACGCTCATGACCTACGACGCGCTCTACGGCGTGAAGGTCGTCCGCGCGACGCTGGGCCTGTACGTGTACGGCGCCTGAGTTCCTGGGATGGATCCGGGCGGGGAGGAGACTCCCCGCTCGTCCCGTCCCCGTCACTTCACCCACACCACCCATATGGAGACCGAGCAACAGCCCACGAAGATGCTGCGCCTGCGCAACGGCGGAGGCATCGAGTCGTGGCACACCGAGGCCGAGGCCGAGCACTACAAGGTCGTGAGCGAGAGCGGCACCAAGGACTGGGCCGCCGGCTGGACGTACCTAGGCTTCGTCGAGGTCACGGACGTGCGCAACGACAACTGCGACGCCCTCTGGGCGGAGAAGCAGAAGGAGACCGGGAAGAGCGCCGGGAGCGTCGGCGGCAACGAGACGCCCGCGGAGAAGAAGGGGAAGGGCAAGTAGCCCTTCCATCCCTTCCATGTGCCATGCAGATCACTGAACGCTACGCGCGCGCCCTGCGCGCCATCCACCCTCGCCTCGGCGTCCTCGTCCGGGCGCACTCGACGGACCCTCGCCGGCCCGTCGTTTGGGCGTGCTACCGCCTCGCTGAAGGCATGGACCTGAAGCTGATCGCCCTGAGCGAGTTCAGCGAGTTCCCCGCGGGTCCCGACGGCTGGCTCCGGGGCGCGCTCGCGCGTTTCGGGTGGGAGGAGCAGGTCGCGAGCGCGAAGGCCGCCTACGGCGCCTCGACCCACCCCGCCGTCCGCCTCGGCCTCGACACCGCCACACACCTGACCCCACGAGCATGACCACCCCCGAGACGCCCGACTCGAACCTCGCTGCCTACCTGATCTTCAAGGGGGTGTTCTTCACGTACCGCGTCGCGGATGAGCTCGGCCGTAAGCGCATCTTCTTCGGCTTTCCGAAGATCACGTCCGAGAAGTTCCACGAGATCGAGCAGGAGTACCTCAACTCCGAGATGCAGGACTACGTCGACGCCCAGCGCAAGGTGAAGAACGTCGTCAGGAACCTGGCGACCTAAGCCACTTATTTTCAATCGCTTGCGGAGACGTACGCCTCCACCACCGCGAGCGGATGATCCCCCGTGTGGATTCTCCTTGACGGATACCGTACTGATGGTATCCTCATCATCGATGGATGGGATGTGGCACCAGCAGCATGCGACCTGGGGGAGACAGGACGTCCTCCTCATCGGGCGCAGCTCAGCCACCCATCTGGAGGCGAAAGATGAAGGGAACACCACTGATCCGAGGACCGACTCGATTCGGCAGCTCATGGCCGTGATGGATTCCCGGTACCTCAAGGAGGAGAAGCGAAGTGAAACACGATGTGAACCAGAAGGCGCGCGCACCGCCCCATGCAACACCGCCGGCACGCCTCGACAGGCACCGCCAAGCTACAGAAATAAGGAAGACTTCAATGACGAAAAAGTTTCAGTTTGTCGTGAACGAGCGGCTATCCGACACGCTCGAGACCCTGAAGACCAAGACCGGTCGGGACACGTACGCCGAGGTTCTGAGAGACGCCCTTCGCACCTACCTCTGGGTGGTCCAGGAGTACGAGAAGGGGAACGAGATCATCGCCAAGAACAGAGACCCGCAGACCTTCAACCCTTTCGCCGCCAACGTTGCGGTGCCTATCCGAACACCAGCCGTAACCACGCGCTCGTAGGGTCGACCACCGACCCTGCGGGCGCGAGCTCTCAGAGCACGAGGAGAACGCGCCCATGCCCAACCAACAACCGGACTCGCCCCTAAGACGACTCCTAGACGACATCAAGACCTACACCCCCGACGCTGACCAACCGGAGCTCACCGACCTCCAGGAGGTCGTCCCACCGCTCGTCGATGCGGCGATCAGGCTCGACGACCAGGAGCGGCGCCGCGAGATGGTCGAAACCATCTTCCGGTGCGTCGCCGCGCTGACCGTGGCGGCGATGACCCTGCTCGCCTTCGTCCTGGTCGCTCCGGTGATCTGGAAAGGCTACGTCGTCCCGCCCTGGGTCCCCCAACTACTCGGGATGAGCGGCCTGCTCGGCATGATCGGCCTCGTCGTCCGGTTCCTCACCGGCCCGAAGGCGGCCGAGTGGATGTTCCCGTCCACGACGACACCGAACCAGCACAACGGGAAGTCCGCTCGAGGACCTGCCATACCGTCCCGGAAGGTCAAGAGGAAGACCGGCGAGGTATCCCAACAGCTCCTGGAGGCAAAGACCTCGGGGAGTCCGCCGGGCTCGGCCATCAACAACGTCCCGTAAGAAGGGTCGCCGATCCGCTACGAAACACCAGTCCGGACCGAGCCCGTCCGACGCCCCTACTCGGAACGGGCGGTCCGGGGTTTAGGAGGCCGTTGACCGTTCTTGCCACGCGCCTCACCCTCAGACCGAACCCCCACACCAACCCCTCCCCGCATGGCTAACACCACCCAGGTCGAGAACCAGAAGGACGGGCAGCGCGTCTCGCCTGTCTGGCTGCCGTTCACCGTCACGTACGCCCAGCTCGCGACTGCTGGCCTCACGAACAACATCACGCTCTTCAACCTCGGCGCGAACGAGGTCATCCACGCCGTGAAGATCGAGCCCGTCGCCTCCTTTGCGGGTGGCGCAATCGCCACGTACACGCTCTCGGTCGGCATCACCGGCACGCTGGCGAAGTACGCCGCGGCCTACGACGTGCTCCAGGCGCCAGGCGCGACCGTCTTCCAGCTCTCGACGACCGTCGGCATGGAGAGCCTGACCGCTGCGACCGCCATCAAGGTAGCTGCCGTCTCGACGGTGGCGAACCTGAGCGCTGCCACGGCCGGCATCGCCACGATCTCGGTGCTCGTCTCCCAGGCCTTCTAGGTCCGATCCGCTCACGGGGGGTGACGTCGCGTCGCCCCTCGGCCTGCGTACCGAACCACCCTCCCCATGGCCGACATCGAATCCAGCGTCCTCCGGGCCTCGACGACCCTGACGAACTCCTACGTCTCGAGTAGCACCGCGCAGACTGGGAACACCGGGCGCATGGACATCGCGCTCCAGTTCACGCTCGCGTCCCTGACCTCGCTCCAGGTCAAGGTGCTGTTCTCCGAGGACGGCACCACCTTCGAGTACCTGCAGAAGGAGGAGTCGACGTCCGGCAGCGGCGTCATTACCGCCTACCCAGCCATCTTCACGTACCTGCCTGCCGACTGGGGCACGGCAGCCATCGGCGCGCGCATCCGTCTGCCCCACACAGCCAAGCTCGTGAAGATCCAGGCCGTGGGCAACGGCACGCTCACGAGTTCCCTCCTCGCAGCAACCCTCGTTGAGGGCGACGACGACTGACCATGGAATACGGCTACGGAAATCCCCAACACTACGGCGGAGGCGGTGCGGCGGGCTTCACGCCCGACCAGGTCGTGGTCGTTTCCGGATCGACGTGGAACTCGTACAGCACGATCGCCGCGGCAAAGGGGGTCGCGATCTCCTACGACACTATCCTCGTCGGTCCTGGCACGTACGACGAGAACAACCTGCTGAAGAACAACGTCAACTACTACTTCTACCCGGGGGCGAAGGTCAGCTACACCGGCGCTGCCGGCAACGTCAACTGCGGCATCTTCGACAACGGTGCGCAGGGAGCGAACACCGCGGTCGCCTGCACGATCGGCGGCTACGGAGAGTTCACGTACGCCGGGGGAGGCACACCGACGTGCGGCATCCTCAACATCGGAAAGGCTGCTCAGATCAGCGTGGAGGGCTGCTTGTTCTCGTCAACCCGCGGCTGCGTGAAGGTCATCGACACTGCCTGGACGTCCGTCGTCCACGTCAACGTCAAGAAGATCTCCACCACAGCCGGTAGCGTCGCAGGCGTCATGCTCACCGAGGGTGACTCCCTCTACGTCGAAGCGGACCTGATCGAGAACACCGCCGGCACGACCATCGACATCTCCTCGGACGACCCGAACTCGGGGAACGTCTACATCCACGCGAAGCAGATCGCCTCCACGCTCGGTTACGCGGCGATCCAGACCGACAATTACGGCAAGCTCTGGGTGGAGGTGGACGGCCCGATCGTGGCCACCGAGTGCCCGGCCATCTACTTCAACTCTGGTCCGATCCGCTCGCACATTAAGGCGCAGAGCATCCAGACCAAGGGCTTCTTCACCACCCCGGCGATCAGGTGCGTGGCCAACGCCGACTCGACGGTGGATTGTCCCTACATCACGTCGAACTACACCGGCGAGGTCGTCCGCTTCGACTCGGCCGGCACGCTGCGCCTCATCGATAGCCGGGTCGTGAGCACCGGCACGAACGGCAAGGCAGCGTACCTCGTGAGCGGTGGTCGCTTCGAGACGCACGGGGACTGCGCCTTCGTCTCGGACAGCGGTGCGACCGACTCCATCACCGGCGCCTCGGGCGTGAACATCTACAACTACGGATCGATCCGCGGCAACAAGGCCCTCGGCCTCACGGGTGGCGGCAAGGTGCTGGGCGGTTCCTACGTCTTCGACGACTCTAACGTCGCCTGATCCATGCCTACTCAGAAGTTCGCCTATCCCATCCAGGCACCAGACAGCTCGAGCATCGCCACCGACAACGGAGCAGTCGCCGGCATCTTCTCGATCTCGGAGGAGATCACCCTGGACACCGGCGCCGCGTTCACCGACTCCACGGCTGACCTCCTCCCAGGAGCCAGCCTCATCCTCGCGGTCACCGGCTACATCACGGTCGCGATCACGGGCGGGGGCGTCACGCAGTGGGAACTTGGAGATCCGACCACGCAGGGACGCTTCCACGACATCCTCGCTACGCTCACGATCGGCGCGTCCTACGTCGGCCTGAAGCACCTGCGCGGGTCGATCACGACGGACGCAGCCGGGCCGACGCAGGCGACCGCGGACAAGGTCAGGATCACCCTCGACGGCACGCCGTCCGGCGGCAAGGTTCGGGTGACCACCTTCTACATCCCGTTCACCTCGGCCACGAGCTGATCCACGGCTCGACGGATCGACGGTCCCTCCCCACGATGGGGCTGAACCCCCACCGACATGGCCGTCATCACCGAAACCGCGTTCCGCGCTCGGCAGCGCGCTGAAGCACTGGACGCGGGCACCGACTACACCGACGCCGACTACAACGAGCTGCGCGACGACGCCCTGTCGGAGCTGGCGCGAGACGTTCCCGCCGACGCGTCCTCGAACATCTCCATCGTCTCGGGGACGAAGAGCTACCCGCTCCCCGCGGGCTTCATCACCATGGCGACATCGCGCACCATCCCGGGCTCGAGCTACTTCCCTGACGATGCGTCAGGGACGGTGCCCGTCTACCGCCTGGAGACCGACACCCAGGGCGTACTCCTCCCCGATCGGGACTTCAGCTTCTTCGGCCTGAACCTGATCCTCGTCTCCGCCCCGACCGCGAACGCCACCTGGATCCTCTACTACGGCGGCACGTACACGATCGCGACGCTCCCCGACACCTACGTGGGCCCGCTCCTCGAGCTGGCCACCGCCAAGCTCTTCGGACGCAAGCTCACCGACGCCGCGCAGAAGGGGTGGAGCTACCGCGCTGCATCGATCGGGGTCGACAAGACGAAGCTCGTGGACTCCTGGGAGACGGCGAAGAAGGCACGCCAGGCCGAGTACGAGCGGCAGATCGGACCCTTCAAGACGAACGAGAACACCTTCGGCACCTTCGACTGGAACCGCCGCTAACCCATGGCAGGACTCATCACGAGCGCGGATCGAACGGCCATGGACGCGAACCTGGCCTCCATCGTGGAGGACTGGGGCGTGACCGTCTCGATCAAGCGGCTCGTGGTCGACGGGAACAATCAGACGGCACCGGAGGCGACCGCGCACCTCACGAGCGTGAAGATGTACATCGAGGGGGCCGACGCCTCGATCGCCATGGCGATGGGCATCCCAGTCGGCGAGGTCTTCAAGGGCATCACGAAGCACTACACCGTCCCCACCCAGATCCAGATGACCGACCTCGTGATCGCCGGGTCGACCACCTACAGCGTCGCCGGCATCTCCGACTACCCCTCGCACCTCGAACTCGTGCTCACGACGAAGGTGGCTGACCTGACCTCCTGATGGCCCTCAAGCTCCACCGTGACGGCCTCGTGACGATCATGAACACCGTGACCGCGGCGGCCTCGCTGAAGTTCGCGGCCGGGTACGAGTTCCCGACCCTGATGCAGGGCGACCCGAGCATCAAGTACCCGTTCTGGTGCACCGAGACCGCGCAGCCAGGCTCGCGGCCCTTCATGGACACCGTCAGCTCCGGCGGCGGAGGCGTGAATCACCAGGTCGTCGTGACGCGGATCCTGATGGTCGAAAAGATCCCCACGACCAAGGCGCGCTACGACGCATTCCTGGACACGTACGAAGCGGCGTTGACGGCCCTGCAGAAGGACTCGAACATCAGTCTCGGACAGGCCGCGAGTGGCTGCATGAAGAACGAGATCGTCTCGGACGTCATCCAGACCCTCCGTGAGACCACCCCGCCCCTGGTCATCGGCATCATCACCTGCAGGGCCGAATACCAGGTGACCCGCACGTAACACCCACCGCAACATGGCGCTCCCCACCGACAAGGCGTACATCAAGAACCCGAACCCCGATGGTCGCTCCGCTGACGGCATCGGCATCGTCCCCAAGGGCGAGACCGTCGAGGTCACCGAGGCCCAGGCTGTCCTCCTCGCGGACGGCAACAACTTCGTGCGCGTTGACGGTCCTGCCGTCGCGTCGGAGAGTCAGGAGGACAAGCAGCCGACCAAGCGGCCCAAGACCCCCACCACCTGACACACACCTGAATGGCCTTCGGTTACAGCCAGCGCGGCTACGGCGCCATCATCAAGGAGAACACGGCCGGCACGGCCATCAAGCCGACCAACTACTTCAAGTTCGACACCGAGAGCATCGTCACCGGCTACGAGTCGGAGGTCCTCTCACCGGTGGCGAACACCCGCTCGCTCAACTACCAGATGGTGGCGGGTAAGAACGCCGCTCCGACGGGCACCATCTCCATGCCGGTGCAGATGCCGAGCATCGGGCACTTCCTCTCGGGCGCGTTCGGCAGTCCGACCACGACGGGCCCGACCGACAGCCTCTACACGCACGCCTTCGTCTCAACGGCGGCCGGCTCGATCCCGACCTACACGGTCGACATCGGCTACACCGACCAGCTCTGGGTGAACCGCTACGTGGGCGCCCGCTTCGGCGGGCTGAAGTTCACGCCGAACCAGCACAACGCCTGGTACTTCGACGCGACCCTCATGGCGCGGTACAGCTTCACCTCGGCGAAGCTCGCCGCAGGCACGACCGCTGGCGGCACCGCCCTCACGCTCGACTCCAACTACGGCCTCACCACCTCCGACAGCCTCATCCTCGGCGCCGGCACCGCGAACGAGGAGACCGTGACCATCTCGGCGGTGAACGTGAACGGCATCGGCGTCACGTGCTCGATCACGGCGAACAACCACTCGGCGTCCGACCTGGTGCTCCTGAAGACCTCGACCCCCTCCTACTCGACGGCCACCGACGCCTTCCAGTGGATGGGCGGCACGACCACGCAGATCGGTACGACGCTGGGCGGCGTGGCGACCGCGGCGATCTTCAAGGACTTCTCGCTCGACGTGTCCCAGGGCCTGGAGCCGATCTACGCGCCGAACGGCACGACGGACTTCTCCCGCTTCCCGATCGAGATCGTGGTCATGGGCTACGGCTCGACGGCCTCGATGCGCACGCACTTCACGAGCCGCCAGTACGACCAGTACATCAAGGACCGCCAGGACATCGCCGTGGACATCAGCTCGACCGGCAGCCTCGTGGGCGTCACCTCGGTGGACACGTTCCAGCTGCAGATCCCGAAGCTCCGCATCGACCCGAGTGGCGTGAACCTCGGCGGCAACAAGACCCTGGAGCAGACCCTGGCGGGCAAGTGCGCCAACTCCGTGAGCGATGGCTTCGACATCAAGGCCATCATCAAGAACGCCACGGCCAGCTACTAAGGAACACCCACACCAAGACCAACCGGGAGGGCCGCGCGGCCCTCCCTTTCGTGCTTGCATCCAGCGCGCCGAATCAGGTAGCCATGGGGTGCCCCCAACCACACTGCCATGCCAAGCACCCGCTCCATCCACCTCGACGACGCGAACGCCGACGTCACCCTCGTCCTCGAGTACGGGGACATCCTCGCGATCGAACAGGCCGGGAACGAGACGATCCAGATCGACGCCGCGACCGGGGAGCGCAAGTTCAACGGGACGTTCATCACGGCGCGCAAGCAGGCGCTCCTCTCGATCGCGCGCGAGATCAAGTACCAGGGGCAGTCGGCCGTGCCGATCACAATGGACATCATCCGCAAGCTCTCGGTGAAGGACGGCAAGAAGCTGGAGGGATCGATCGCCGACCTCTACAACGAGGCGAACGCGGTGAACGACGAGGCGGACCCAAAAGGCTCGACCTCGAAGAAGCCGTAAAGCGCGACGACGCCCACCCGGTTATCGACGAGATGCGCATGGTGGAGAAGTTCGGCGTGGGCATCCTCAAACTCCCCGCCGAGAAGGTCCTCGCGTGGCGACGGGTCCTGATTGCCGAACACGAGAATACGAAGCACGCTAAGGTCACCGCTTCCAAAGAAGGTGCGATCGCGGCCCTGATGAAGAGCCAGCAGGCGGTGCACCGAACCTGACACCCACCCATGGACGGTCTCCTGACCGCGGACATCGCCGGACTCGAGAAGGCCACGTACTCCCTGGGTTCCCTCGCCGCGGGCCTCGGGTCCATCGAGACGGGCGGGCCGATTCACGGCGCCCTCGTGGACTCCATCATCGAGCTCAGCCAGGACGCGACGCTCGCCGTGAAGGCCGCCGCTCCCTACGCGAGCGGGCGGCTCCAGCAGTCGGTGAAGGCGTCGCTGTTCCCGAACCGCAGGCTCGCGTTCCTCCTCAAGGCCGGGGCCAAGAACAAGCAGGGCTACAACTACGGCTGGTTCACCGAGCTGGGCACGGATGAGGCGGCGAACCACGCCGTCGACGCCATCGGCTACTCGCACGAGTCCGGCCGCAGCGCGCCGGAGCACTGGACCGGCATCGCGGCGCAGCACTGGTTCTCCGGCCCCGTGAAGCTCGTCCTGTCGGACGCGAACCGCGTCGTCGCACGGAACCTCGCGGACGCCCTCGACTCCCTCCTCTCACGCTGACATGGCTGGTATCGACGACACGATCAATTCGGGCGTGAACATCAACGTCAACGCGAGCGGGGGCCAGAGCGTCCAGCAGCTCGCGGCGCAGCTCGCGAACCTGAACGAGCAGATCGGCGGGGTCACCAAGAAGCTCAAGGACCAGGGCGCCCCCGCCGGTGATGTCCTGACGAAGACGGCCGCCCTGAAGAACGAGTCGGCGCTGGCTGGGGCCGCCCTCGGGCGCATGCAGGAGGCGGTTCAGCTTGGAATCAAGAACGAGAAGCTGTTCGCCAGCCAGACGGCGGAGGTCACGCAGCACTTGAAGGCAGCGAAGGCGGCGATCGATGCCGTCACGACGGCAGAGCGTGAGGAGAATGCTGCCGCGACGCAGGCTGCGGCCAACAAGAAGGCTGCGATCAACGACTGGAACGTTTACGTGGCCACGATGAAGCAGACGGCGGCCGCGGTGAAGAATCAAATCGACGCCGAGCGAGCGTGGGTCAACTCGCAGAAGAAGGCGGGAGACGGAACGAAGGCCCTCGCGAACGAGCTCAAGGGTCTCGTGCTGCAGTACATCGGCATCGCAGCCGCCATCAACTTCGTGAAGACCTCGTTCGAGTCGGCCATGCACTTCGACGAGCAGCTCGACAAGATCGCCGTCAGCTCGTCCCGCATGGGCGTCTCCTTCAAGGACGCCGGGGAGAAGCTACACGCCCTCGCGCTGAACACCTCGAAGACTGCCGGCTACGACATCAACGGTGTGGGCGGGAACCAGAGCATCTTCGACGAGTCGCAGATCCTGACCGGCCTCGAGAAGTTCCGCGACCGCGGCTTCGACGTCTTCCACATGACGCAGGAGCAGCTGAAGCCCGTCCTCGACGCGGCGGTGGCGACGGTGCAGGACCTCGGCCAGGTCTCCGATGCGACGGCCATCGCCCTGCAGCAGTTCGGCATGTCGATCGAGGAGACCGGCACCGTGGCCGACGTCATGGTGAGCGCCTTCAAGGAGTCGGGCCTCACCGCGGAGGAGTTCGCGACGAGCGTCTCCGCCGCCGGCGCCGCGGCTCGCGCCTCCGGGACGGACCTCGCGGAGTACACGGCCGTCCTCGTCCGGCTGAAGCAGCTGGGCATCGAGAACGGTGCGCAGTTCCAGAAGCTGTTCTTCGCCGCGATCAACGCGCCTTCGGCGCAGCAGCTGAAGGCGTTCTCGGACGCTGGGGTGAGCCCCTACGTCTCGTCCAGCTCCTACGGGAAGGCGAGCGACCTGGCCGCCACCTCGGACATCGGCAACGCGGCGAAGATGGCCGAGAACCTGGGCTTCGATCGGATCGCGGACAGCCTCCAGAAGGCCCGCCTGGGCGCCGCCCAGTTCTTCGAGCAGTTCAACCGACCCGCGGCCGAGATGGCCGCCAACGTGGAGCGGGCGGTGCAGGAACTCGTCGACCTCCAGGCGGCCTTGGAGAAGGTCGACGGGCAGACGACGGTCTACACCACCCTCGTCACCTCTCTGAAGGGGGAGATCGACGGCCTGAAGGTCTCGCAGGCGGAGTGGAAGACGAAGCTGGACGAGACGACCAAGTCGCTCACCGACGTCACGAAGCAGATCGATGGGCTCACGAGCATTGCCCTCCCCGGCATGCACGAGATGGACGTGGCGATCGAGCAGTCGGACCTCCGCGCCAAGGCGTTCCAGCTCCAGATGCTCCAGAACGCGGAGTCCACCCGCGCCTTCGAGCGCTCGATCCGCGACCTGAACGACCAGGTCCACGACCAGGAGCGCGCCACAGAGAGGATGCGCCGGAGCTACGAGGACGTGGGCGCCGCGCTGGAGAAGGCGAAGGGCAAGGCGTCCGGCCTCGAAGCGGCCCTGCAGAAGCTCCGGAACCCCGAGTTGGCCGGCGAGAGCGCTTTCGATGACAAGGCGTTCGGCATCAAGCAGCAGATCGACGCGCTGAACCTCCGGAAGTCGAAGCTGTCACCGATCGACCTCTTCGGCGCCAACCAGATCGACGCCCAGGTCGCGGCCCTCCAGAAGCAGCTGGAGCAGACCAACCTTGAGAGGTCCCTGCAGTTCGACCCGCAGAAGCGTGCCATCGAGCAGGCGGCCCACGCGTCCGACATCCGGACCGGGAAGGCGACGGGCCCCACCACGGAGGCGGACGCCATCTCGAGGATCGACCGCCTGACGGACCAGTACCTGAAGCAGGAGAAGCGGGTGAAGAGCCTGACGCGCGAGCACGACCTTGAGGCGCGGGCGATCCGGGACGCGGGGGACGCAACCCAGGCTCTGAAGGACAGGGTCGACGAGGTGACCGACGCCATGGATCGCGCGAAGCGGGCCACCCAGGATCAGACCGACGCCCTGAAGGACCTGCAGGACGCCACCACGAAGCTCAAGCTTGAGGAGGCGGTGAAGTACGGCCCCGACCAGCTCCGCATCAAGGAGGCCCAGTACCGCGCGAAGCAGGCGGTCGGGCTCACCCCTCAGGAGCAGTCCGCGGACTCGATCATCGGCAGCATCCCGGCGCTGGTGCAGCAGTACAAGGACCTCGCGAAGGAGCGCGACTTCGACCGTGCCCAGGTCATGAAGTACGACGACCAGATCCGGTCCAGCGAGGCCGTGCTGAAGATCTACCAGTCACGCCTCGACGACTCGAAGGTGCACCACGAGCAGCTCACCGACGAGATCAAGCGTCAGGAGGAGCAGTTCGCCCGGATGCCGAAGGCGTACAAGAGCGAGATCGACATCCTGGACGAGCTGTCCGGCCACGTCCTGAACGCCGGTCTCGCCTACGACATGCTCGGGAAGCGCGGCGGCGGCGCCCTGGTCGCCCTCATCGGGCAGAACGGGGAGAACGCTGGGAAGCTCCAGGAGCTGGCGGACGTCATGGGCTCGCAGGGTGGCGCGGCGTCCTCGGCGAGCGAGGCGAGCAGCAGCCTGTTCGACGAAGCCCAGGCGGTGCGCGCGGCCTTCCACAACCTGCAGATCGAAGTGGGAACGGGCCTGGCCGACTCCATGGCGGGCCTGACCGGCGCCATCATCACCCTCACCAACGCCATCCTCGGCAGCAAGGACATCCCGAAGAACATCACCGAGCACACGCCGATCGGCGGCCTGGCGTCCGGGGCCGGCAAGGCGTCGGTCGGCGACTGGGGAGGCGCGGGGAAGGACTTCGGCCTCGTCCTCCTCGATCCGTTCAACCTCCGTTCCGTCTTCGGCCTCGCCTCCGGAGGCATCGTCCCGGGCCGAGGCTCCCGCGACACCGTGCCGGCGATGCTCACGCCTGGGGAGGAGGTGCTTCGTCGCGACGACCCGCGCCACCGCGCCAACGGCGGCGGCGTGACCGTCATCCTGAACGGTGACGTCCACGTCAACCGCGAGCAGGATATGGACAGGCTCGTCGACAAGATCGACCGCAAGCTCGCGGAGCGCTTCACGAACCGACGCTACGGCATGGCCGCCTGACACCCACCTATGGCCCAGAGCTACACCTACAACGGCACCCAGATCAACGACTGGGACGGGACGAAGGGCGTCATCGTCTCGACGTTCCAGCACGACTCGTCGCCCGAGGTCTCCATCATCCAGGAGGCCGTCGCGCGCGCGAACGGGACGGCGCTGCGTGACGCACGGGCCCGGGCGAAGACCATCAGCGTCTCCGGCTCCATCGTCGGGAGCTCGCAGGCCGACTTCGAGCAGCGGGTGGACAGCCTCAAGGCCCTCTTCGCGACTCCCCAGGGCACGCTCACGCTCTCCGGCGGCTACGGCACGGTCGACTACCGGATCGCGGTCTTCGAGGAGGGGGAGAGCTGGACGCGCTCCTACATCAACGACGCCTCGGTCGCTGACTCTGCCCTCTGGGACTTCACCCACTACAAGATCGGCCGCCGCGGCCTGATGCTCGAAGCGGCCACGGGCACCCCGAAGGACGCGATCTGGAACAGCCTGACGCTCGACCTCTCCGCGTTCGCGAGCACGGACACCCTGAAGCTCTGGGCGTACATCCCCGACACCACGAAGCTGACCTCGATCCGCCTGCAGCTCGCCACGGACGGGTCGAACCTCTACTCCACGACCTGGAACTCGGGGTTCTCGAACGGCTGGAACGAGCTGACCGTGCTCCGCTCCGCCCTCACGACGACAGGCTCCCCCTCGTGGGCCTCCATCGGCTTCATCAAGCTCACCGTCACCGGGTCGAACGCGAGCCCGGCCACGGTCACCTTCGACGACCTCCGCATCTCCTCCACCACGGAGAGCCGGTCCTGGCAGGCGACGGTCTCCGGGCCGATCGAGGTCCGCCGCGAGCCGTTTCACGTGAATTGGTGCCCGTTCACGCTCGCATTCACGTGTTCGGACGGGAGCGCCACGTCGAGCCTCGCGGCATCGGTGAAGGTCACGACGACCACGAAGCCGCAGCGGTTCCTCACGCGCTACCTGTCCGGCTCGGGGCCGCAGCACCTGGCGCTGACCTCGATCGTCGGGTCCTCGATCCCCTCCGAGATCCAGGTCACCGACCACTTCGCCGACGAGTTCGCTGTCTACGAGGACACAGGCGCCTCCAGCGAGCACGGCTACTGGATGCCCGTCTCCACCTTCGAGACGACCGAGACCTGGAGCGCCGGATCAGCAGACGCTACGAACAAGCGGGTCGGTGCGCAGGGCCGGAAGTTGAGTCCGACCGCGAGCACGACCGTCACGGCGAACCGCACGATCACGGCGGCCAACTACTCCAGCCTGCCGAACACCGAGAAGGCGAAGCTCTGGGTCTACGTGGACAACGGGACGAACTTCGCCTCGGTCGACGTCGAGTACCACACCACCGCGGGCGTCGACTACTACACGAAGAACGTCACGGGCCTGGTCACCGGCTGGAACCTCCTCTCGATCGCGAAGAAGGACTTCTCCGTTACGGGGTCGCCGAACTGGAACTCCATCGTCCAGCTCACGGTGAAGGCGACCGCGAACGGCTCGGGCACCTGCAACGTCACCTTCGACGACTGGCGCTGGGAGGACGCGCTGAACTGCACGGGCGGGAACTACACGACGGCCGACGCTGCGAACACCACCTGGGAGATCGGGCCCTTCGGCGCCTACCGCTCGGCGCTCGCCTACTTCTCGGACTCGGTGACGCCGGCGGCCGCGATGCTCACGAACAAGCCCGTGCAGGACGGGGAGCTGATCGCGCTCGTCCGCGTGCCGAGCACGGGCGCTGTCGGCATCATCGCCCGCTCGTCGTCAGCAACGCCGCTCTCCGGAGCGCAGACCTACGTGCTCGGGCGGCTGTCGCCATCCAGCGCCACCGAATCCAGCGTCTACCTCGCGGACACGAGCAACCTCAACGTCCAGACCGCCCAGGGCAACCACGCCATCCCGTCGCAGGATTGGGTCTGGATCCGGCTCGTGTGCCGCGGGTCGCTCGCCCAGCTCTGGACGCGCGACGTCGGGCGGGACGCGTGGGTGAAGGCCGCAGAGGTGCCCGTGAGCGTCATCGGCTCCGGCCTCTGGGGTATCTACGGCCTCACGGGCGCGCAGATCGCCCACGTCGAGTTGATCGACTACGCCACGCCGCAGGTGAACACCCTGCGGCTCCTCGGCGGGCCGTTCTCGACGGCCTCGGGAGAGGGGATGCTGCTCGTCGACACGAAGACGCTCACCGCGCGCGAGGGGCCGTGGCGCCCCGGGAACGTGGCTGGTTCCTTCCCGGCGCTCCGCTCTGGATTCAACGAGGGCGCCGTGCTGCACCCCGCCGGCATCATCGGCACGCCTCGGTTCCGCTACGTGGCGGAGGACATGTACGGCTGGCACATCCTCGGGGCCGGTGGGGACAAGTTCGCCATCAAGGTCTCGTCTGGGAGTCAGACGTACGTCCGCCGGCGCGGGTCCTTCCTCTACCTCGCGGAGCGGGTCGGCACCCCGCCGGCCTATCCCCTCACCGTCCGAATCGAGACCGACACCGCGGGGAACCCCAGCGGGACGCTCGTCGATGCGAACGCCACGCTCACGATCCCGCCGGGCGCCATCGCGGCGCAGTACGCGAACACCACGGATCCCTGGAACGCCTCGCTCGTCCCGGTCGAGCTGATCTGGCCGGCGGACATCCCCATCGGCGCCTCCACGGACTACTGGGTCGTCCTCGTGCCGCACGCGTCGGAGGTCGACGGCAGCTCGTGGGCGACACCGTACCTCACCACCGGAGGGCTCCCGCTCCACGTCTACTCGCCCAGCGCGTGGGTCGACCCGTCGCTCGGCGGCTACGTCATCCTCGCGACGAACTACCCGAATGCCACGGTCTCCACGCCCTGGTACGACGCGCAGGCGTACACGCCCACCTACCGCTGACCGTGCATGAAGTCGTACCTCTACCGCGTCTACAACGGCGGGAGCCTCGCGCAGACCTGGGGCGGGGACTCGATGTCCCAGGTGCCCGTCACGTCTGACCCGTCCTTCTCCGCCGAGGTCGACGGGGGCCTGTCTCCGCTCACCATCTCCCTCGCTCTCCCCTTCGACTACACGGGGACCGACCTCACGCTCGGGAACACCGTCGAGACCTGGTGCACGCGGGACGACGGCACGACGGCCATGCTCCACGCCGGGTTCCTCGAGACCATCGAGGACGACGTGTCCGACGGCGCCCAGGCCACGACGGTGACCGTCACGCCCTACCTGAAGCAGCTGGGGAGCGACTACTTCCGCGACGACGACACAGGCACGACGATTGCCCACACGTGGACCTCGACCGACGTCTCCACGATCCTCTCCACCATCATCTCGAAGTCCATCGTCCGGGCCGGGACCTTCTCGCGCGTCCATACGACCGCCTCGTCGATCCAGACCTCGGGGAAGACGATCAGCATCCAGGTCGGCTCCGAGACGTACCTCGACGCCATTCGACGCGTGAAGGGGATGGGACCCGGCGACTGGTACTGGTACGTCGATGCCGCAGGGGTCTTCTGGTACCGCAACTTCGACTCGGGCACGAAGCACGTCCTGACCCTTGGGAGGGAGATCAAGAGGCTGAGTCGGACGCAGGACATCCAGGAGCTGAAGAACACCGTCGACTTCTGGAACTCGGCGGACGCCCTCGACTCCGTCCTCGCCCTGGAGCGGCCAGCCGCGCTCTCCGCCTCGCAGACCGCCTACGGGCGCCGGGTCGAGCAGATCACCGACTCCCGCATCGACGACGCGGATACCGCCAAGAGCCTGGCGGACCGCTTCATCCGCGAGCGCGAGCAGCCGCTGGTCACCATCTCGGTGGATGTCCTCTCGGACGCGAACGACCCGCGGGGCTACGACATCGAGTCCATCAAGCCCGGTGATACGTGCGAGGTGCGGAACCTCCCATCGCTCGCCGGTCAGGCCCTCTCCATCACCCGCGTCGACTACCGCCCCGATGGAGTGAGCCTCACGCTCGCGAACGGCCCCGTGCACCGCTCCTGGTCGCTGGGAAAGCAACTCGAGGAGATGTACATCTACGTGAAGACCTTCCAGGACGGGTCGATCCCGACCGACACCAACGCCTAGCGAATGCCAACCTCGAACGCAGTACGGTGGAACGGCCTCACGCCGTCGAACGCGGCCACGGCGCTGATCACGGCGAACATGGTTCCTCTCTCGAACGGAGACGGGACCGTGACGTGGACGGACGCCGCCTCGATCGGGGGTGGGGTGTCCACGGCCGTCATTCTCGCGCCCGCGACGTCCGCGCGGAACGTGGTCACCTCGACCTCGAACACCGCGGTGGAACTGACGCTGACGGCGAAGTCCGGGCAGACGGCGAACCTGTTCGAGGCGTACACGTCGGCGGCGGTGCAGCTGGTCACGCTGAACCGTATCGCGAGCGGGTACACGCTCACCGTGAATGCATTCAGCGGCGGCGTCGCGATCCTCGGCCAGCACATCGTCGGGACTGGGACCGGGGTGAACGGCGCCGTGGACGACGGGACGGGTGTGCTCGGCACCGTCGCGAACGTCGCCGCCTCCTCGTCCAGCGTCGCCGTGAAGGCGACCGCGAACGGTTCCGCCACCGGCTCCTACGCGGAGAGCTCCGGTGGCATCTCCGGGAAGTTCCGCAGCTCGGACGCCGGGAACACCGCGGCGACCGTCGTCATCCAGCAGAAGGGATCCTCCACGGCGCACCTCGCGAGCTTCCTCAGCAACGCCGGCGCCGAGATGTCCTACGTCGATTCTGTCGGAACCTACGTCGGCCCGGTGACCGCCCTCAAGAGCGCCACGACGAGCGTGAGCGTCTCGGCCGCCACCGCCCCGAGCATCGGCCAGGTGCTGACCGCTACGTCATCCACGACGGCCACCTGGCAGAACTCTGCAGCGTTCAGCCCGAACTACGCGAGCGTCTGGCACAACGGCGGCGTGACGTTCTACGGCACGCTCGGCGGCGCGAAGGCGGTCGCAGTGAGCGGGGATGAGATCGAAGTCCACCCGGGGACGTTCAACGAGAACAACCTCCTCGTGAACGGGGTCAACTGGTACTTCCACCCGGGCGCCAAGGTCACCTACACCGGCGGCGGTACCGCGACCTGCGCAATCTTCGACGACGGGACGAACGGCGCGAACACGGCCGTCACCTGCGTCATCGGAGGCGAGGGCCAGTTCACGAACACCTCGGGCGACATCCCGTGCGTCCTCCACGTGGAGAACGGGTCCCAGATCTCCCTCAACGCCGACCTGTGCGCCGGCACGAACCGCACGATCGACATCACGAACTCGGGGAACACCGCCGTCGTGTACGTGAAGAGCGCGAAGATCACCGAGACCTCCGGCAGCTACTCGGCCATCTACTACTCGGGTGGGAAGGTGCTCGACATCACCGCCGAACTAATCGCGAGCACAACCAACTACGGCACCGGGATCCTGGTGGCCGCAAACTCGCCCTCGAAGCTCGACGTGCGAGCCAACCGCATCTCGGCGCGCGGCATCTGCGTCTACCAGACGGGTACCGCCACAACGGGCATCCTCGTTTCAGGCGAGATCATCTCCGAGGATCGGGCCGTGATGCTCTCGGATGGATCCGTCACCATCCGCGCCTCGGCGATCCTCTGCACCACCGACGACGAACACGCTCTGTACGTGAACGGGGGTGACCACACGGTAGACGTCCCGCTCATCTCGACGGTGGGGGCGACACACAACGGGATGTACATTTCGGGCGGAACGCTCCGCCTCGCGAATGCCCGCGTGAAGAACACCGGTGCGAGCGGCGTGGCGGGTCAGGTTGCCGGCGGCACCTTCATCACGATGGGAACGAACGCGTTCATCTCCGACTCCGGCGCCACCGACTCGCTCCTCTGCGCGTCTGCCGTCAACATCACGAACCTCGGCACGCTCTGCGGCAACAAGGCGCTCAATCAGAGCGGAGGCGGCGCCGTCCTCGTGAACGCGACGACATTCTTCAGTGATGCGAACGTTGTGTAGAGAGCTTGCACCGCCGCCCGCGCATCGCTACGTTCCAGGTACCACCCCTCCACCGCCATGCAGTACACCCAGCTCTCGACCGAGGAGCAGATCACCTACATCAAGAGCCGCATCAAGACGCTCGAGATGGACCACCTGGCCCACTCGATGCTCCTGGAGACGAACCGCAAGGGGCTCGAAGCCGAGACGGGGGACACGCCCGCCGCCGAGGAGGCGCGCCGCGGCTACCAGGTGAACATCGAGACCTGCGAGCGCACCCTCCGCGACTGCGAGGTTGGGATCACCCTGCTCAATGCCCGCCTCGCGGAGACCGAGCCGAAGGAGGCGCCCGCCCCGCCGTCGAAGCGCGGACGTTGACGGGTCCGGCAAGGGCCGTGAACCTGTGGGCGACACCTATCCCCGCTGTTGCCGATGCCATCCCAGGCTCCCCAGGAGTTTTCCGACCGGCCTGAACCCTCGACGGTGAGACTGAGCGTCCGCACCTTCGTCGACTGGCTGAAGGCCGGCCAGGCGTTCTTCGCGATCATCGGCGTCCTCTCGTTCCTCATCGTCGCCCTGCTCGCCACGAGGTTCCAGACGATCGACGCGTCGAGCGCGCAGGCCGCGCAGACCTCCGCGGAGATCCAGGATCTGCGCGCTCTGATCACGAGCAAGGCCGACGAGACCAACGCAAGCATCGCGACCCTGACCACCATCGTCCGAGCGCTCGGTGAACGCGTCGCCGCGATCGAGGGGTACCTGAAGCCACGTCCATGACGATCTACATCGGGAGCGGACACGGCCAGGACAACGCCTCCGCGGGAGTCTTCGACTCGGGCGCAGTCGGGAACGGCATCACCGAGGCCGCATTCGTCCGGGAGCTGACGCCGAAGGTGATCGCCATTCTCACGGCGGCAGGCCAGAAGGTCGTCGAGATCCCGGGGACAGGGAACCTCGGGACGCGCATCGACTGGCTCATCGCCCGGGCGAAGCCCGAGGACTGGGCGTTCCACGTTCACATGAACTCCAACAGCCCCTCCTCAACGGGTACGGAGGTGGTCTACGACGACCAGCGCCCAGACCTCGCCGACGAAGCGACCGCTCTCGCCACCGGGATCGCGACCGCGGCGGGTCTGAAGAACCGCGGTATCCGGAAGGACACCCAGACGCCGAGGAAGTACCTCGGGTTCGTGAGCCGCCCCGCGTGCAAGGCGTTCATCCTTGAGAACGGGTTCATCGGCAACCCGTCTGACGTCGCAATCCTCAAGGCGAAGGGGCCAGCCGCCATCGCGTCAGCCATCCTGTCCGCGATCGGCGCCCACCCGAACCCTGCGCCGCCGCCGTGGCAGCCGTCCGCTGAGCAGGTCGCAGCCTTCGCCCTGATGACGAGCCTCGGCGTATACCTCGCCGCCACCCCGGACGATCCGGGCACGCCGAAGAACCAGCCGAGGTACGAGCAGGCTGTCCTGTTCTCGCGCCTCGTAGGTGCGCTGGACATTCGCTACGTCCGCTCTTGAGCCGGCGGTACCGCAGGGGTACGTTGTCGGCATGGAGGAAGCAACGTCACCAGATCCAATCTTCACGCCGAAGCAGCTCGAGATCGTGAAGGACCTCGTCGAGACCCGGGCGCGCCAGTTGCTCAAGGAGGGCGGCAGCGAGGCGGCTCGTTTGCCGGCACCGGTGACCGTTCCTCAGGCCCAGGCCGCGCCGACGACCGAGCAGATCATCGCGGCCATCTCCGAGACGCAGTACAACGTGAAGGCGGTGGCCAACTTCGTCGCCATGCTCATCGAGCAGATGAACGGCGTCGTTCGCGGTCTCGGCCGAGCGGACTTGGAGCTGAAGATCGAACGGCGCCCGGACGGCGGCCTTCTGATCGGGAAGCAAGGACCACCGGCCTCTCCCTGATCGTCGCCTAGGTTCGGGTACTACCCCCGTCGACTCCGGATGTCCCGCGCCTCCTCCAGCGTCTTCGGGCGTCCTTGGACGAGCCAGTCGAACTCGTACATCAGGATGCGGATGGCGTGACGAACGGTGCACGGGTGATGGTGGACCAGCGTGCGGAAGCCGTACGGCAGCCTCGTCATGCCACCGCAGCTGCAGGAGGCCGGGTGCAACTCGATCACGGGCTCGACGGTCTCCGGCTCCACGCGTGGATTCTCGCGCGTTGACCACCAGGCTGCCACGCGCGACCCTCGGTACGACATCTACCCCTCCGCACGATGGCCTCCGTCCTGCCCTACCTCACGCACCCGCTCTTCCTCTCGACCGTCGCTGGTCTGGTCGCGCCGTTCGTCCACTGGTTCTTCCGGAGCCTGGGCGTCGACTTCACTCCCAAGCTGAACTTCCTCCTCAACGTGGCGCTCTCGGGCCTCGCCTTCCTCTCCCTCCTGCAGTTCGTCGGGAACCCCACGGATGCGGAGACCTTCTGGCTGGCGTTCGGCACGGCAGCAGCGGTCAGCAAGGCAACGTATACGCTGCTCGTGAAGGGCATGGAGGGGCCAGCAATCGCTGGCAGCGACGCGTCCCAGTAAGCCGCCAGGCTGCGTACGCGCCACGGAGACGCGCGGCGCGCAGAAAGAGGCCCGGTCGTCCGAAGGTGGACGCCGGGCCGTTGTGAAGCCCGAATGGGGCCTCGTCAGGTGGTCGGTTCGATGCCGAGCGGCCTACGCGGCCTTCCGCAGTGCTCCCTGCTGCGCCTCCTCCATGGCACCGATGACGGCCTTCACACGCTCTGTCGTCATACCACCGCTATGAACAATCTCGTCCTTAGCCACCTGCGGGCGCTTCGGATCATTCTGCTCATTCACTCCGGCACCAAGAACGTACTCGAGGTTGTAGTACGTCGCCCCTCGCTGGTAATCAGATCGCTTCTTGTGGCAGTTCGCGCAGCGCACCAGGCACTTGGCGATTTCAGCCTCAACGCGTGGCCAGCTCGTTCTATACATGTGCGCGACCGCCTTCTCTTTCGTGGCGGGCCTTATGTGGTCGAATTGCAGCACGCGGATATCGCGCTCTCCGCAGTCGACGCATGGATGAAGCTGAAGGAATTGCAGCACGCGACGCCGCATGAGGTTCCTGCGAGTGGCGGATCGCTCGTTCATCTCAGCACGCAGGCGCTTCCACACTTCTCTCCTGCGCCACGTCTTGCATAGTTCACATTCACGAATGTATATGAGCCTTCCCATGTGGCTGCACATGAACTGCTTCAGCCGTAGTTTCCTGATCTCGATGCCACGCCGTTTCAGAAGGTCCGTTATCGTCGCTCGGTCGCAGCCATACAGTGTCGCAAGTTCGTAACTACTCATCTTCCGAAGGTACAGATCCACGAGTTCATTTACGCCGTCTCGTCCAAGTCTGCGCTCGAATCGACGTAGGCGCTTGTCATCCGGTCTAGTTGCTGGCGGCACTGCGTAGTTGGCTAGAGAGTGAACATCATTACATCTACCAGAGCTGTCGCGTTGTATCAAGTCCAGTCTGCGCCAGCGTGTTGAATAGAAATATGGGGGCTGCCCGAGTCGGGCAGCCCCCATGGAAGACCTAGGCGAGGATGCCCTCGCCGAACTGTCGTGCCAGCGCGTGGACCCAGCGACGGGCGTACCCCTCGGGGTCCGTGGATGCCTTCACCAGGTAGTCCTTGGGGTGGTCGGACCCGAAGACCATGTGGAGCGCGGCGTGCCAGCGCGCGTCGATGGTGATCACGTTCTCGGGCGTCGATGGACCGTTGAGGAACCGCGGGATGACGTGGTGCCGGTTCGTGCGCTGATTCTTGAAGCGGCGCGCGCCGCTGTGCCGCGGAATGCCGTCTCGGATCGGACGGTAGGCGTCCCGCATCGCCCGATTCCGACGACGAACCTCTCTGCGACGCTTTCGATACAGTGCTTTTCTCTTCATGGTGCCCCTCCTTCTGCGACGTTCCCCACGCGCAGCACCAGGCGCGATGCCCTGGTGTCCGCGTGGTGGTGAATCCGTGGTCAGACCGCTACGAGGCGAGCGCGCGTGCGCTCCTCGTGCAGTTCCTTGATGCGTGGCAGGTAGTAGGCGAGGCAGCGGACGCGCCGCTCCCCATCCGCGAGGATCATGCGAATGGCGACCTCGGTGATCGCCCGCAGGACGATCTCGACCGGGAAGCCCAGGTCGTACCAGCGCTCCGCGACCTCGATGTCCATCAGGGTGACCGTGTGAGGCGTGAATGGCGCCTCGCGGTAGCAGTCGAGCACCCGACGGAGGTACCGAACCGCGTCAGGTCCGAAGTCGCACATCCGGGGTTCCTCCTTTCAAGGGGCGACGATTGCCCTCAAGGAACACCAAGAAGCGAGCGCCGTCTAATCCGCGGGCACGTCCTCGTCGAGCGGCGCCGCTGCCGCCTCCGGCTTCTCCACCTTCAGCTTCGTCGTGAAGGTGATGGCGACCGGGCGGTCGTGGTCGAGCAGCGCGAACTCCTCGCCGCGCGTGTACGCGTTCAGGGCGACCTCGTCGAGCAGCTCCTTCGCTTCCTTCACCGCGGCCTTCGCCTCGTCGAGCTTCCTCAGGAGCGGCTCGTTCTCTGCCTTCCACTGATCGAGCTCGGACTTGCGCGCGTCGCGAGCCGTCTCGTACTCCTCCTGCGCGGCGGCGAGCGGCTTGCACGACTCCTGGGAGTCCTTGATGGTGTCGCGGATGGTGGCCTGGATGTCCTTGGCTTTCTGGAGTCCGTCGTACGCGTCTTGGGGCGTCATCGTGTGGTGGGGGAACGGGCGGGGAGTCGGTGGCTGCGGCCGATGAGGCGCCAGTGGTTGAGGACCTTCTTCGGGGGCCGGATGCCGGCAGCCTTCGCCGTCCGCTGGATGGTCTGGCACCCCGCCTCGACGTAGTACCGGCGGAGTTGCTTCCCGATCCGCAGCTCCCGCTCCAGGTCCTCGATCTTCCCGGTGGGGTTCTGGAGCATGAACCGTGCGGAGGAGTCGCTCGCCGTGCTCGGGATCAGGCTGAGGAGGCGCTCGCTGTCGCGTGGGGGCACGGGCGGGGTGGGATGGACTGCTCATATTCTGCGACGGCCACGGGGGAGAGATTCAAGCGCGTGAGCCGTTCAGCACTGGACGCGCACGCTGTTCCATGACCTTGCGAGGGATGGAGGAGTAGCTCATCGGCGCGGCCGCGCGGGGATTCGAACGCACCGGCTTCTCGGGCTTCGATCGCGCAGCTTTCCGCGGGTGCTTCGCGAGCCACCGCTTCTTTCCCTCACGAATCGCTCGACGTCCGGCCTTGCGCCTCGCCTTCCGGGCGGGAGCGCCAACCTCACGATCGGCCTTCGCCGCCACGAGGTACTCGGGCGGCTCCATGCCTTCGTACGCCTTGGCTTCGGCGCGCCCGATGTCGGCCATGCTCATGCCGCCTTCGAGCTGGCGGAGACGGTGTCCGAGCACGACCCGCACACCAGGATCCTTCTCCTTCGCGAGCAGGCGCTTCACGAACAGGATCTGCGCGTCGCGCCCGGTGTTGTCCTTTGCGAAATGCTCGTCCTCGAGGAGCGGCTGGAGCTGGTGGAATGCCTCGTCGCGCTTCCGGAACAGGTGATCTGCGGTCAGGAGGTTTCCGAAGACCGGCGGGCCGATCCCATCCTCTGCGAGCTTCCGCGCAGCCTTCACCTCCGCCTCGAAGACGAAGTAGTCGCCGCTCGAGTTGTCGAATGCACGACCTGAGAAGGCGGATCTGAACCGGTGGAACGTGAGGAAGATGCGACGTTGAGCGGAGTTCACTTGGGCAGGGTTAGGAGCTTCTTCATCGCCTGGGCGGTCATGTCTCCGGCGATCCAGGCCAATCGCTCTTCTGACTTCGGGTAGCCCTTGCCGACCCGTCCGTCACCCCTGCCGAATAGGTAGCCGAGCGCGGCGTGGATCATTTCGTGCGGTATCACCGACAGGTTACTTCTCACCACAGAGCGCGCGAGGTGTATGCGACCCCAGCAGCCGTCTTCCCTTCGGGAGCGCCGCCACTGGGTCAGCGCGATGTAGCCACTTGCAACGCGAGAGCGGCGTCGCTCTGGGATGCCTTCAAGTGTGGCAGCGCGAACCGTGCCGACCGCCTTCCGCATTGCCGAGGGCGTCTCGTACACGAACACCTCGAAGTGATCCCGCACCTTGCGCGGCCGCGTGCGCCACTCGTTGATCGTGACGATGAACGTCGGCTTCACGCGTCGGTGGGTTCAGGAGCGGTAACGCGGCGACGCCAGCGCGCGCACGATCGGAGGACTCCGGCTGCAGCGTAGGGGTCGAACAGGACTTCCGGAGGTAGGGAGAGGAACGCTCCGGCATCCTCCAACTCGCGGTTCTGGTCGACCGATGGACCGATGGCAACGACAGGGACGTGCGGCTGCTGTTCGAGGAGGTCATGCACGACCTGCGCTCCTGCGAAGGCAGAGGGCGCCCCATCGTCAGCGAGAAGGTCGTACCCGACCAGCGCCGCGTCGAAGAGGTAGCCGACCTGCGCCAGCGCCTCGCTCAACTTCCGCGACCACATGGGGATGCAGCCGGCTTGCTGCAGCGCGAGCGC